GTATCCGCTCATAGTCTCACGCGCTCATAAAAGTTCGTCGGTTGTTCTTAAATCGGTCTTTCCACGACTTCGCTGCTTTCGGCGGATCCACGCGTCTAGGCGCGTTGTCCAACGTTAAGCGGACTGCCCAAGCCAACGCATCCACGATGTCGTCATGCGCCCCGCCCGGGAACCGGAGGAGCTCCTGCATCGTATCCTCCAACCAAGAAGCCCCCGCCAAGAACCACAATTTGCGCTGATCGAGTCTGGCCTGCAACGGACGCGCCCGAACCGCTTTGTCGGATAACGGTTTCAGCACTTGGATACTCGGAAATAGCTTCCGCTCGTTCATCCGCTGGCGTAACACTGGTTCTATCGCCTTCCATATCTGCCCGTCCTCAACACCTAAAATATAAGACCCGCCGCCGACACGCATGTAGCGGTCCGCCACGTTCAACATAGATTCCACGATATCGAACGTGCCCCCCTTCATACGGTGGACGTCCTCAACGACAACCGACCCCGACGGGTCCTGCGTCACAGTCGCTCCGACAGTGTAGTCGTTCTGCTGTTTCGTTCCAATCGCAAAATCCCACGCCGTGTAGACGTTGTGGTCATGTGTTATGGTGTTGGTCGGAAGAAACTGAAACCACTCCTTCTTGAAGTACACACCCTCATCTGGCACAGGCCGTTGTTGGTACAGCGCTGACCAGACCCTCGGAAACATATTCTCCTTGAAGTTCATCATCGTCTTCGTGGAATACCGCTCCTCGTGCAGGGCTTTATCCTTCTCACGAAGTAGCGTGTAGCCCTCCGGGATAGGATCAAGTGCTTCCGGCGACCTAACAATCTCCCACGTGTTTTCATCGCGATATTCATACCCCTCGTCGCTGAGGGCAGGATACCTGACAACCTGCCACTGATCCGAACCCTTCGACGCCGCCATGCGCTGCTGTAGCCGTCCGGCCAAATCGTCGTAGTTCCACCACGTCTGTATAACCAAAACGCCTCCGCCGGGGGCTAGGCGGGTGTATGCCGTCGATTGGTACCAGTAGTCGAGGAGCTGTCTGCGGTCGGCGCTATCCGCCTCTTCCATATTTTTGATGGGGTCGTCGATTATCAGGATATGCGCGCCCTTGCCCGTAATACCACCGCCAACACCAGCCGCTTTGAACCCTCCGCCCTTCGTCAATCTCCACGATTCGGTAGCTTGGGACGTGGCGTCCAACTGCGCTTCAGGGAACAGCGCTTGATACGCTGGATCACGCAGTAACTCGCGCACTTTACGAGAGAACTCCATGGGGAGATCCAGGTTGTACCCCACGTTGATAATCTCGTGGTGAGGGAAACGCCCCAAGTGCCACGCCGGGAGTCGTATAGAGGCTAGTTCTGATTTGCCATGGCGCGGGGGGACGAGGAGCATAAGCCGGGGGGACTTCTTATCCGCCACGTCCTGCGAGAACCTCTCCAGCCGCATAGCGATATCGTTGTGCACCCACCCGATCTGATAGTCGGGGTGCGTGTGTTTAGTGAAGTGGATAAGACGGCGTTTCGCCAACTGTCGTCGTGCAAGCTCCTTGACGACCTGTTCGGCGCGCTGTTCGTCGGTGAGAACTGCGTTATCCACGCACAACCTCACCTTCAATCGTCTCGCCACCGGCGAGACGAAGGAGCTCTTCATCCGACATCTGCATCAACTTCGCGGAGAAGGCCACCGCGTTACCAGACACATCTACCTTCACCTTCACAGCTTCGTAGAAACCGCACATCTTACCGATCTCGCGCCAACCGGCGACCATGACGGCAGGGTCGCCGTTGATCCTAGCGAGGTCTATGGCCTCTTTGAGACCGTCCAGCACAGTGGCGCGGGTTATCTGGTTTTCCTCCGCTGTGCGCGCTCTGGCGGCGGCTATCATGTCCTTGACATACGGACGCGTAAGCACACTCTCACTACCACCAGAATTCGCTGTCGGGGAAAGCCCAGCGGCTTCGAGAGCAGCTGCTCGTGTCATCCCGGAGGCGATGTTCTCCACGAGAGCACGTACACGCGTGGTGGGTTTACCGACTTTCTTGTCTTGCCCGTTGACCATGCGTATTCTTTTCTTGGCACCTCCTTCTGAGGTGGCCGGGGAGTCCAAAAACTCCACCATCTTTCCGTTATCCGTCTTCCTGTGCCCCCGTTTAACGTAACCCCCCTTGTATTGTCCTCTCGGAGGCGCGTTCTGGGAGAGGTGAGGGCGACTAGGGTCTTTTTTAGGGGTAACGTCCGTCATATCGAAGCCGGTGTCGAGTGTAGGGCGCCAATGTAACTGAACCCCCCAGAAAAAAGCAACCTATGGGAGGAAAAAGCCGTGCCTGTGGATAACTTTGTGGATAACTTTGGCGTTTTTGTGGATAACTCGGTTTTTGTGAAATTTTTGTGAAGATTTCGTGAAATTGGACTGTTTTTTCGAAATTTGAAAAATTACGTACTAGGTATTTACCGCAAAATTGTACATTTTTTGTACAATTTCGACGATTTCCTTACGAAATTTTACCCATTCTTACGAAATCCTTACGAAATTTTTTCAAGATCGTAAGGAGTTATCCACAGGGCAGAACTGAACAAAATCAACGGCTTACAGTAACATCCTAACTGCTATTTTATATTTCCTTACGATCTTACGAAATTTTTAGAAACTTTTAATGAAAAAAAAAAAAATTAATTTATATAAAAATATCTATGGTAAAAACTTTCCAAAAATTTCGTAAGATCGTAAGGAATCCTCGAAACCGTCGCAACAACCCCGCGCAACTGTTTGATTCGATTGGCCCTGAAGACGCAAAAACTCCCTTACGATCTTGAAAAAATTTCGTAAGGATTTCGTAAGAACCCCCTCAAACTTCGTAAGGAACTCGTATAGACCTTGTTCTTGGTGTGGGTATTCTATGTTTTTTCTGTGGCTGTGCTTCTGAGCCATCCCCCCCGCCCGAATAACAATCCCACCCCGACTTCGGTTTCGAAATCCGTCGCAACTGAGAAGTCGGGTGGTATCCCCTGAGGGTGGGGGGTATGACCCAGCCGAGCCAGCCGGTCGCTGGTACAACTGAGAGGTAACACACTATGAACGACTCAACCAACAACACTGCAACTACCACTACTTGGGCTGACGTTTGGACCGTAGCAGACGCTGCGGCCCGACAAACCGCAGCAGACGCTGCGGACTGGGTTACTGAGAACCCCAAAACCGCAGCGGCGACAGCAGTCGCTGTGGGCGTCGGTATCGGGTACTTGCTGTTCGGTTAATCCGAATAGCAAGTACCCCACGAAAACCCTCTGTGCTGAGAAGCACAGGGGGTTTTCGTGTGCAGGCAAACAGAACATCCACTGTTTGCGCCTAATAACCTCACATTTCGTGAGGCTTAGGTCTAAGCTCCGTAGGAGGTGGCTTATGGATATCTATCAACTGATCGACTTTGTTGACGCCGGCGATGTCGCCGCTGTCCTCCGTAACATCAGCGAAGAGGTGCTAAGCCTCCTTGCTGAGGAGTTGGTTTGGGACTGCGACGAATAAGTCGCAGCCCCCGCTGAACCCCCTGTGCTGAGAAGCACAGGGGGTTTTCGTGTGCAGGCACTATGCACGGTGCCTCACACCTCGTGGCTCCTATGCCCGAGGTGTGCCTGCGACTTATAACCAAAAGCTATAAGTCACAAAGAAAAACCGTCTATTCGGCTATAACTGGCCGAGTGGATAGGTGGTTCGGCGCTGAAATCGGGGCTGCTCAGGTCAACTGACCGAGGATACCCCGTTTCGACGTTCGAGAAGGCCCCTAGAACGCGCTGTGAGCGACGTTAGGGGGGAGCCCAGTACCTACCTTCCAAGTACTAGGCAAAAGGACACCTAGCTCACCCTGAGCTAGGTTGTCCGGTACGTTACCAACGGTAACACCGGTAACACTCTGTGTTACCAAAAGTAACACTTACAAACCACTGAGGAGGTGGCGTTATGATAAAAATCAGAGCAACAACAGAGAGAGGCGATCTCCGCCTCTCTCACGAGGGCGGCAAAGTCGTCCTCGAAGTGGACGACAAGAAAGTCGTGTTGACAGTCGCTCAAGCGAATCGCGTAGGCAAACTGTTGGATGTGATTTCAGGTGCTGCATTCCGTAGCACATGAAATGAATTCCGCCCAAAACCCCTTAGTCCTAACGGGCTAAGGGGTTTTCGTGTGCAGGCACACAAACCATAGAGTGTGTGCTTTCTCAGGACTGGCTCCATTCCGAGAGCCGCTGAGATCGCAGGGTTTTGCCCTAGGAGGATTCTATGAAAAACATCATCGAAATCGTACAAACATTGAAACCTTCCATGACCATCCGCGTAATGGCGGGGATCGAATTCAACTCAACAGTCGATTTTCGACCAAAGATGTTGAAAGCATGCGCCCACGCCGCATTAACCACAGCCATCTGGGGGTATCTTGGCGAAATTCGCCGAGCATCCTCTGCTCGTGCGGAAGCGGAGCGCCCCATCTCCGGCGAGGAGCTGACAAACATCGTCGGCCAACGAGAACCGGAATATCCGCGCTGCTCGCCAGCGCTCGCGGCTGGCTTGTACAACGCCATTTGTGAAGATCTTGCAGAGATCAAGGGGCTGAGCCCCTACGATCTGCCGCAATCCGCTGCGGACATGTACGACTTCATGACGCCCAAAGCGGCTGAAATCGAGGCCCCTGTGGCCGACAAGAGCAACCGCGAGCTACTGCTTGCCAGGCTCGAACTGGCGCAGAAGCGCCGTGACATGTTGGATAACCGCACCGAGGTCTTAACAATGATCTCGGCTGGTCTCTATACCCCTGAGACCATGTCCAGCATCCCACTGGATATCCAACTCAAGATGGCTGACAAAGCCATCACGGCTGTGCTGCGTGACGCGCAGCGCTACGTCCAAAATACGGCAAGCAAGGGACAGCGTGCCTTCGCTCAGGCAATGGAGAACGAGGCACTCGCCAAGGCTGCCTTGGCGGAGTTTATCAAAGGAGTTGGCGCCCTGATTGCCGAGAATCGCCGAGAGTTGGACATGTTGTTCAACTCTGGAGCGAACGTACCAGATCTTGATCTGGACAGTGCGATTGCGGCTTCCGATAAAGAAGCGGCGCAGCAGATCTTAGCGCGGATCGAAGCAGTGGCTTAATGACCACTGCTCTGCGCAACTGAAGCACGAGCCCTCTGTGTCCTGTGTGGCACAGAGGGTTTTCGTGTGCAGGCAAAATCGCCTGTAAGACCTGAGGAGGTCAGTATGAATATTGTCAAATTGCCATACCAAGGAGATCGTTTCCTGGACGAGATCCAGAAAGAACGTGAGCAAGCGCTCACCCCGAAGCGTCGTAGTCTCATTAACTACGATATCGTAGAACAAGCCCTCCGCGACAACGCGGAAGAAGTGAAGCTCGTCACCACGAAAAGTGGTGATCTCTGGGAGGCTGCACCCCGCAGCTCCGTCAGTCCAGAACAGTTCTGGATCTGGATGGAGAACGGGGAGTACGACCACGACCCAGAGGAAGAAGACGACTAGATACCTCCTCCGAGTTGCCTGTCTCGGTTATCAAAACAGGCATGAATTCCACAAACAGGAGAACGAACATGCGTAGACAATTAGAACTGTTCATCGTCGATAACACGAGAGACCGCGCTATCAGAGAAATGCGCAAACGTTTGGACTCAAATGAGAAAATCCATCTCGTCTCAGCCAAATCGATCACTCGCAACGGTATCCGTACCACATCAACACTGTGGTCGAACGGATACAGCGACACGACTTCGGAGCGCATAGCATGAACGCCTTCATCCTAGCCGCATTCCTCTACACCCCACTTCCATCTATCGACGCACCCATATACTGCGTCAATACCCGAACACAAGACATCTCGCTGTGCCATGCGGGACGACTCGTGTAACACACTCAACCAGGAGAACGACTATGAAAAACGCGAAAGCATCTACCATAGCGGTAGAAGAAACCACTGTCCTGTCCGCTTGGGGCGACGCTGTCAGCGCCACATACGACGCAGCGAAAACTACCGTGACGAATTCATACAACACCGTCTGCGACGCGTGGGAAGAGTCGTCAACCACGACGAAAGTAATCGTTGTGGGTGGTGTCGGCGCCGTTGTTGGTGCGGCGGTATACGCCACACTGTTCCGTTAATCACCACTGGAGGTATCCATCATGCTAATGACCGCAACGTTAATCGGTGTAGGTGCGTTCCTGTTATTCAGAGACTTACCTGCCAGTACGCGCGAATTCGCAGGACAGGCGTCGTGGATACCACACATCGTCATCTTTGCCCTTCTGTTCTATCTCCACGGAGGCAGTGCAGAAGGCGCAGCGATGGCCGGTGTAGCGACACTCATCTTCCGATGGATGATGCCGCTCGGTACCCCACGTTCGAAATCGCGCAGTAGCGAGTCCACTCGCGAAAAGATCGGAAAAATCCTAGCCCCATAATCACACAACATTCGAGGTACACATCATGAAGATTTCTTATCTCATCCAAATGAGTAAAAACGAAATGGGTTGCGTCGTCGGATTGTTCGAAGCAGTCAACGCCACGTGCGCTACGTTCATCGGTGAAACACCTATACAACTCGATGCGTACAACCGCGACTTTCACATGAAGACAGACGACATCGAACTGCGCTATGAAATCTTCAACGACGGCGTTCAACTCCAGCTCGATGTATCCGTCGAATCTGCCAAGTTCATGGAGATCACGCAGGCATATATCACCATCGCGCAGTGGGCAAGCACTTTCCCCAAACACTCATTAAAGGAGCTTCAAGGATGAAGCCCTCCCCGATTCCATTCCGATTTAATTACGACGAACGTTACCAGTTGTGGATTCTCACAACCGGTAACTTGTTCGGTCGGAAACAGTATGTCGGAAAAAGCATCATTGAAGTTCGAGCACTCTATAAACGTGTTCGGCATCATCAACGAGCGAGAATGGAGAGATAGCATGCCAAACAAAACCGAGATATTTGCAAGTTTCAACGATTTTTTGAAGCGTGCCGATAAAAAAACCAACGGCGTTTCATCAAAGTTTGCTGAGAGAAACCCGAACTATGCTCGAGACAACGAGACAAATACAGGCTGCTGGAATTGCAAGTCGTGCATGTGGTGCAAGTCGTGCAAGTCGTGCAAGTCGTGCGTGTCGTGCATATGGTGCCGTTCGTGCAAGTCGTGCATGTGGTGCAAGTCGTGCGATTCGTGCGAATCGTGCAAGTCGTGCATATGGTGCCGTTCGTGCAAGTCGTGCATGTGGTGCAAGTCGTGCAAGTCGTGCAAGTCGTGCGTGTCGTGCGTGTCGTGTGAGTCGTGTGAGTCGTGCAATTCGTGCGAGTCGTGCGAGTCGTGCAGGTCTCTCAGATACGAACTGAAAAACCAGTCAGAGCTTAATGTTCCACTTATACAAAATATCCACCAATCTGTATTCAATGCGGCAAGTGCAAAGAATGCGCTTGATATGGATAATTGGCATGTGTGCGGGACAACACATTGTCGCGCAGGATGGGTTGTGCATTTAGCCGGGGAGGCGGGGTATGAATTAGAAAAACTAACATCAACACCATTTGCGGCAATGGCGATTTACAATAAATCATCAGATATAAAAGTTCCCCTACATATGTTTTATGTTGATAACGATGAGTCGCTTGCAGATATGAAACGTTGTGCAGAATTGGAGCTGGATTTTTCACGACCAACATAACCCCACTACCACCACCCCCACCACCACAAAGAGGAACTACCCCATGACTATCATCCAACAACTCATCGATATGAAGAACACGCAGTTGAAAACACAGCGTTCTTTTGCAGGCATTACCATCGATACGACTACGGAATATCTGCAATACATCTGGATCGCCATTGCAAACTCTGCGCTCGCAATGGCAATGAAAATATACGCAGAGGATAAGACCCCAGCACCCGATAACGCACATCCTTACGTCGCGCTTTATCGATACATGAACACGATGCTGATGCTGAATAACAACGAGCGCCGTCCAATGACAGCGTTTTTAATGTTGTCGTTCTTGCGCCCTGAATGGTCAGAAGAGCAGTGTCTCGCTGGCGAAGCCTGGCTGTACAACCGCCCGGAGCAACCTATCGAGTGGGATACAATCCCGCTCGAGTTCCAATTACGGTGTGCATACAAAGCTGCTTTGTCTTTGTTGCGCGAAGCGGATCGTTATCAACTGAACGCAGAAAGTAAAAACGATCATGCGAAAGACAACGCACAGAGAGCGATGGATTTCGCCTTAAAATTGGTATTGCGTATTCGGGATGAGATCGTAGCACCTGCCATCGAAGCAAATATCGAAGCCGTTACTGCGCTGATCAACGCTGGTGTATACATCAACAACTTCGAATTGGAAGATCTACTTAACGATGCGCGTGCAGCGAACAACGATGTGCTCGCTAAACGCCTCAACAAATTAACCAGCTGAGAAGCTCGTTATTACCAAGCGCACCACATCTCGTGGTGCGTGCTCACAAACCCTAACCATAAAATGGAGAAATGCCATGATTGAAGTACGTGTAGCCAACTTCCCCGGTACAGTGCATTCCGTAGTGCTTGCAGACGGCGCCACCGCCGCTGACGCATTCACTGCAGCTTCACTGACCCCTACCGGCAACGAAACCACCGTTAACGGTGTCGTGGCAGCAATGTCCACAGTACTGAGCGACGGCGATCGTGTTATCTCGGCCACTAGTGCCAAAGGTAACTGATCTACCCTTGTGAAAAGCCGTTCGAGACATTCATAGTTACCGTGAACGCCAACGCCAACGTCGAACGTGCCCTCAGGGCAGTAGTAGATAAGAGCTCGTGCTAGTAGACGCGTACTACGTATCTCCACCGCTTACACCCAACCACCTCGCTCCGTACTGGAATAAACCGTCATTAGACAGCCCCCACCCCGAGCGAGGTGGTCCTATTCTTTTTACTGGAGAAACCTATGGCACATCTATCCACGGTACGACACGAACCTATCTTCGACCACACGAAACATACCGATCGCGTTCATATCATCGGTGCCGGCGCCACAGGATCTCGAGTATTTGCAGCACTTGTGGAGTTAGGAGTTACTAACATATGTGTGTACGATTTTGACGGAGTCGAGGCGCACAATCTCGCCAACCAAGCTTACGGTTTCAAAGACATCGGTACTTCAAAAGTAAGCGCGCTGTGTAATTGGTTCATAGCAAAAACAGGTACCGCGCCACCGTCAGAGATGGAGTTTCATGGAGCGCGTGTCGGTGTACGTTTCCCCGCAAAACCGCTAGACGGTTTCGTTTTCTTGCTTACCGACACAGTCGAATCAAGAAAACAGATTTTTGACATTTACCTACACGCCGAGCAATGTGAGCAAATCAAACGCGTGATCGAAACACGCATGGCCGCGTTACACGGCACCATCATGCACTTCGATCCGAACGACGCAGATCAAGCACAACGCTGGCTAAAGTCGTTACCAAACGAAAAAACCACCGAAGTGTCGGCCTGCGGATCACCCATCAGCGTGGGGACGACCGCCAGCATCATCGCAAACCTCGCTGTACAGCAGTATATGTGGTTGTGCGAAAACCCCGCCGGTGCGGATTCACGCATCAGCGTACAACTGCGCCCTCTATCGGTCGTTACAGGACGGCTGTGATGGACTGCAAGAACGGCCACAAAAACCCGCCCCGTAATGCACGCGGGCGGTGTTTGTTGTGCATGCGCGAATGATTCAACAAACACAACACCGGCAGAAAAAGCGCGAACGCGCAGCACGTCGCTGACTTTAACAAGCTACTAGCTTCCCACTGGAGAACTACACATGAGTAAGAAAAAACACACCCCTAAATGGCAGTTCCACGCCAACTCCACCACAAGCACACGCTCGTGCCTGCTGGAAAAAGACACACCTACCCCACGCGTACTCTACACCCCTGAAGTCTGGAGCATCATCCAGTTAGCAATTGCTCACTGCGAAGTAGAGATCGGTTGGTTGGGGCTCGTCCGCAAACACAACGAAACAGATTACCTCGTCTACGACGTGTTCATCCCGAAACAAACGGTCTCACACACTGAAACCGACATCGACGAGTCCGCCATGAGCGCATTAGCGAATGAAATTTTTGCCGCAGGCGAAGACCCCGGCAATTTGTATTACTGGGGGCATTCACACGTCGACATGGGCGTGCAGCCGTCAGGACAAGACGAAGCGCAGGTCGCAATCTACCTAGACAGTCTTCCGGTCCTGATCCGTGGCATCTATAACAAGCGCGGTGAGAGCAACGTGTGTGTGTTCGATACGGAGCAACACGTTGTATTCGAACGCGTGGAGAACGGTATATACGCGCTATCCGACGAAGGCGCCTCGGCTTGGATAGAACACATCGACAAGAACGTGAAGCAGCGTAAAGTGGTGCTGCCTCCTACTACCAGGTTCACACCAGCACCGGCATCACCGGTGTCACCTTTAGACCCAAACGGCGATTACGAGTACGACGTTGAAGACGTACTGTTCTACGACCCTATTTTTTCGGAATTCCACTTCCGTAGCCGACCTCCGCTCAGCACCGCAGCACTTTCGCCAGAAGAAGAAGACGAACTCCACGAACAACTGATGGGAGCATTCCGATGACCGTATCACCGAGACGAATAGCACAAAACTTGATGCGCGACGATGAGCGCCTCATCCCTCACGAAGACAACGAGCCGCTCGTTAAATGCGAAAACTTTGAACGACTGATCTCAGAAAAAGAACGATACTGCGAAGAATTAACCGCGGCTATTGCCAACGAAACGGAAGAAGGCACGCAGTTCAAACTGACGACATTGCTATGTAAAACAACGGAAAATGTCTCCGCGTTGAAGGAATGTCTGGCACAACACAAAGCCACCATTACTACCAAACCCGAAGACTTCCCAACAGTAGCCGAGTTGCGCGAACAAATAAAGAAACATCCGCTCATTAAGCCGAGAACGAAGGTTCATATTGGTCGGTTGCACCGCCGATACTGGGTCTCGTTTACAACGAAACCTATTGTCTTACGGCCCTCTAACAACCCACACAAACATATCGATGACGGGCAGATCCCCTATGTACATCTGGGATCCATCGTCACCACTATCAACTTAAACTCAGGGGAAATGTTCGTTTTCAGCCCTTCACGAAACAGTGTGCGGAAAGTCGGGTTCCGTGACCACTATGTACTACACCCCCACCAAACAAGCAGAAACACAGTTTGTTTGGGGGATTTCAAAAGTATCTTTTTGGAAATTATCCAAACGGGCGATGTAATGATGCTGCTCGACGCGGTCAAACTGTTTTTTGAACAGGCCTATGACAGTGATGCTGCCGGAAAAAACTGGATACGCTGGGTAGTTCCGAACAACTTCTCCCCCTACGTCGTTACACCAGAAGGCGTATGGACCCAGAAAATAACCACTTCCCCGGATAAACCGGCAGAGGTAGTACGCGGGGAAAATTTATCGGAAACGTATGTCCCTAACTGCACCCCGCCACAACGCATTATAGACGTGTGGGACGGAATATCGCCCTTGCGAACTGGGCACATAGTCTGCTTGCACCCTTACGACGATATAAAACACATAGTCTGTATCGACGGGGAAACTTACTTTACTCACCGCCCCCCCGCACAATCAATCGAGTACGAGCTTTCCAAACTGTGTAACGCTCCCGCAGTACGTGCCCCTACAGCCGACGAAATTGCATATCAGCTACGCAACACCCCGGATTGGGTTGACGCTGACACAAGACATCAGGTGTACTGGCAAATGTATGACCACGAAGGACATACCCCCAAAATAGACCCCCGGCTGCGCGCGTTCTTACTATTGAATAACAACCGACTGATAGTCAGGCGTGTATGCGTACTCCGTCTCCAAGGGCCTATGTCCGCCGCAAAGACATATAGTTCCGGCGATCGTATCACCGCCAACGACTACGAACGCCTAGATGACATCGTAGTCCAGCAGGTAGCCCCGCTCCCTGTGGACAATATTGTTTTTTATAAAGCAGGAGAGCCCCCGCTCATAGGACAGTGGGTTCGTGGGGCGGGTATGATTGTGGAGGTTCACTCGCACACTGTTCTTATCGCAAGCGGACACCCCTACACTAAACCGTTCCTTCTACAAAAAGCGGATCTCCCAACAACGGCTACGCCCACGATGGATTTCATAACCCAAGTAACCAAGTTCATCGCATTCAAAACAGCACTCGCCGTTGCCCGTAGAGCTAACGTTAACCCCGATTCCGTAGATCCCCGCATGCGCGACATAATTTTCGAACCGTCACTTAGTGAAGTTTGACATGGGCTTTACGCAGCCGCTAGTTAGCTGTTGCTCACATCATAGGAACACACCTACTATGCGCGGTGGTTATTACAACAAGGTGTGCACATGATTTCCCAATGGTCCTTTTCCAAACTGTCCGTCTTCGAGCAATGCGCTTTTCGCGCCAAACTGCAATACGTCGATAAGATCCCCGAACCCGAACGCCCGCTCCCGCCCGGCAAGACCGAGCACGCCAACGACCGAGGGTCACGTGTACACGACGGCGCGGAATTGTATGTACGCGGCGGCGTAGAACTGCTTCCTGAATTACAAAAGTTCAAACCGGAATACGACAAGCTACGTGAGCTGTTCGCCGCTGGCCTTGTCAGTTTGGAAGGCGAATGGGCGCACAATAGCGAGTGGGACCCTGTCGCGTGGAATAGCCCCGACGCTTGGCTGCGTTTGAAGCTTGACGCTTTCGTTCGCCCCGACAAAAAAACCGGCATTGTCATCGATTACAAGACGGGCAAGATGTTCGGTAACGAGATCAAGCACGCCGAGCAGGGACAGTTGTACATGACTTCGGTTTTCGTGCGCTACCCAGAGATCGAACAAGTAACCGTAGAATTCTGGTACCTCGATCAAGACGATCTCACCAAGGTAGTGTATAACGAGCATCAGAGCGCCCACTTCCTCAAGAAGTTCACGGCACGAGGGGATAAGATCACCTCGTGTACGGAGTTCAAACCAAACGCCAACAAGTTCTCCTGTCGCTGGTGCCCTTATGGGCCGAAGGGCACAGGGCATTGCACTGTCGGCGTCCAATAAAAAACGGAGTAGTTGTAATGAAGGTTTCTTTGAATCGTACGAAAGACGCAGCCCGCGCTGAACTGCAGAAACAGGTGGACGAGTTCCTCTCCAAAGGGGGCAAGATCCAAGTAATTCCCTTCGGCGTAACGGCTGCGCAAGAAACGAGCGCCCCCAGGTTATATACCGACAAACAGCAGTTGTTGTATGTAACTGACTAACGCAATTCCTTGGAGGCATCGAGTGGAATTACATTTCCTAGAGGGGGAGTCGCCCCTCGTTAAACAGTTCGCTATGTCAAAAGAGGGGCAGTTAACCAAAACTGCCTACCCGTTTGTCTACGCGTTCACGTCGCATACAGAAACCATAGAGACGATTCTGGAATTCGCCGCAGCGGTTGAGCGCCACGCCGAAGCTCAACACTGTCTTTTGAAAGGAGCCGTCAACCGCCCCCTCATCAAAGAATCACGCGCTGGCAGTACCTCTCGTGTCGATAAGACAGACTGGGTGTGCTTAGACCTCGACGGTGTCACTGGATACAGCGACTTGGACAGTTTCCTGCGCGACATAGGATGCGGTGACACTGACTATGTCTGTCAATGGTCAGCCAGCCACGGTTTACCAAACAGCAAAGGTCTGCGCTGCCATGTATTCATGCTCCTCAACGAACCACAAACACCCGAGTTCCTAAAGCGGTGGTTGCAGACAAAAAATCTGAAAGTGCCTATTTTGCGCGAACAGCTAGAGCTGACACGCACGAACCTCAGTCTGCTGTGGCGGTTAGATATCACTACTTGTCAGAACGACAAACTGTTGTACATCGCCCCCCCGATTTTCAAAGGAATGAAAGACCCGATGAAACAGCAGCAGCGTATCTTCGCGGTAGAAAAGACTCACCGCGCGCTCACGTTGGGTAGAGATGACGTGGCAGAGACCGCCGCGATCCGCAATTTAACGGACGTGCGTATCAACGAGCTGCGTACTGCACGCGACATGCCGAAAGTGAAAACGGCGTACAAGAATGCAGGCTCCGTGGAATATGCCGTGTGTAAAGAGACCGCGGTTATCACGGACATCAAACGCGAGCGGGGATTCGTGTATTTTAATCTCGCCGGCGGTGACTCGTGGGCGTATTACCACCCAGAGAAAAACCCGAAGTTCATCTACAGCTTCAAAGGGGAACCCCCCCACCTCACTTCAGAACTGCTCCCGTCTTATTGGGAAGAAGTATCCGCATCTAGTATCGAGTCCAACATGGACTCTGCAGTAGAGCGCGTGTACCTCGCTTTCCGAGACTTCAAGACAAGCTGTTATTACAACGGGTGGTTCGAGAAAGAGACAAGTCGTCTGACACTTGCGCGAGCGAAGAGCGAGACGCAACTCAAACATTTCTTGAAGCAACACGGTGTTAAAGAGGGGGATTTCATCCCAGACTGGGACCTCGTATTCGACCCGAGCAGTGAAAAAATCGTAGATGTCGAGGCCAAGACCATCAACATCTACAAACCTAGTGCAGTGATGGAGAATCGACGACCCGCCAAAGTGTCACAGCTTCCACCTGTGTGTAAGCGCATTATAGAACACGTATTAGGCGCGGACAAAAAAACATTCGACCACTTCATCAATTGGCTGGCGTGTATTGTGCAGTTCAAAGACCGTACAGGTACGGCATGGGTTTTGTCTGGCACACAGGGCACGGGTAAAGGACTACTATTCCATAACATCATTACACCACTGTTCGGCGAGAACAACGTGGTCGCCAAACGCATGGAAGAACTAGAGAAAGAGTTCACTGGGTTCGTCGAGAACAAGCTGGTGACGAACATCGACGAGGTCGAAGTTGGTTCTAGTGCGTACCATGCAAAGATTACGGCAAAGCTGAAGAACTTGATTGTAGAGCCGATGATCTCAATTCGGAAAATGTACGCAGACGCATACATGGCCCGCAATTTCAACAACATGATTTTTTCCAGCAACATGCCCAACCCTGTGCATGTGTCTCCCGATGACCGCCGACACAATATCGGCGTATTCCAGCAAGAGAAGCTGAAAATCTCAACAGCCGAAGTCGAAGACCTGTTGCCGAAAGAGATAGAGCGTTTGTACGCGTACCTATTCCACTACCCTGCAGACAGGGAGCGGGCTAGAACCGCGTTAGTCAGTGAAGCACGAGCCTCCCTCATCAGCCTCAATCGCGCGGCAATCGATGTGGTGAGCGATGCGTTGTTGAAAGGCGACCTCACATTCTTGTTCGATCAACTGCCCAGCGAGAAACCGGATGACACCGGTATTTTGACGCCGATGTACCACAAATACTCCCGTTACAGGAAACTGCTCCTGCGCTTATTTGAAGGCGGTACCGAGGCGCTCGTATCCCGCGATGAACTACTGACAATTTACGAGTGGTGCGACAGCAACACGCCGACAAGCCCAAATAAGTTCACCGCGTTGTTGAAACACCATCGCATCGACATCATCCCTGTATGGAACGGTGTGCGAACGGTTCGAGGCGTGCGTATTAAATGGGATGTCACACCTGAATGGCGCGAACAAACACAGACACTAATAGACCAAGCCCTTATTTGAGGAAACCCGCATGTCTATCCCAGAACCTTTCGCTCACCAACGAAAGGACACCGAGTTCTGTCTCAACAATCCACGCGTACTAGATTTGTCCGATCCAGGTTGCGGTAAAACACGGGTGCAGATCGACACGTTCGCTGCCAGACGCCGCGACGGCGGCGGGTGTGCGCTAGTTATCTGCCCGAAATCCCTCATGCGCGCCGCATGGGAGAACGACTTCCGAAAATTCGCCCCAGACATCACCGTCTCCGTCGCACCAGCGGGTAAACGCGACGCTGCGTTTGAGAGAGATGCCGATGTGTATGTAATCAACGTGGACGCTGTATCGTGGTTAGAGAAACAGAAACCGAAGTTCTTTTTGCGCTTTGACACACTCATTATCGACGAAATCACCGCGTTCAAACACGGGACCAGCCAGCGCTCTCGATCCCTCAACAAAATAAAGAAACACTTCACATACCGATACGGTCTGACCGGTACTCCAAACAGCCGATCGATCACCGATGTGTGGCACCCTGCATTGATTATCGATGACGGTAAGCGTTTGGGCACAAGTTTCTACGCATTCCGCTCCGCTACCTGCGCACCTGAACAGGTCGGTCCACAACCGAACATGGTGAAGTGGGTGGATAAACCCGGTGCAGAAGAAGCGGTTTCGGGTTTACTCGCGGACATTACTGTGAGGAACGTTTTTGAGGAATGCCACGACATCCCCGCAAACACCATGAACACGGTGCCGTTCTACATGAGCGCGAAGCAGGCCAAGGTATACCAGCAGATGGAAAAGAACACCATCGCGCTGGTTAACGGCAACGAGATCATCTCCGCGACGAACGCGGCGGTGGTGGCGAACAAGCTCTTGCAGATAGCATCCGGCGCTGTGTACGGCGAAGACGACGACTTCGTCCACATCGACACAGACCGGTATGAATTAGCCGCAGAATTGGTCGCAGAACGTAACCACCCCTCTGTGGTGTTCTTCAACTGGAAACACCAGAAAGAGGGGCTGATTGACGAGTTCAAAACGCGCAGTATCACCTACACCGTCATCGACGGTACCACCACGGACAAGAACCGCGAAGAGAGCGTGCGCCTGTTCCAGAACGGTTTTTACAAAGTGCTTCTAGCGCACCCAGCTTCTGCGGCGCACGGCCTGACATTGACGCGCGCAACGACAACGATCTGGGTCAGCCCAACCTACAACCTCGAGCATTTCCTTCAGGGGAATAGGCGTATTTACCGCGCTGGGCAAAAGCAGAAGACGGAGACGATTGTTCTGTTGGCAGATGGAACGATCGAGAACCACGTGTTCGACGTACTGAGCGCGAAGAACGCGAAGCAAACGAATTTATTGAACCTTCTTAAGAGGCTTTGACACATGACTAGAAAATCACAGGGGTCATTCTACGACATGCTTCCCCAAGAAAAGAAAGACGAACTGCGTGCTGCATACAAGGCAGCCGTGGGCAACAACGCACCTGGATTCACTGCTATTGGGCACGAGTGGGTAACGTCCTACGTTAAGTACCTGTTTGAATATGTGAATGGGAGGAGGTAGTTCCGATGGATCCCATGTATAACGTGTCGACAAAATTGATTTTTTTGAACACGAAACAAATAACACGAGATAAAAACATCATGGCGAACAAACCTAAGAAAGACATCTACACGCTCGACTTCGAAACGTACTATGAAACGGGTAAGAAAGACGCCTACTCCCTCACCAACAAAGCGCTCAATATGTCGGAGTACATCCGTGACCCGCGTTTTAAAGCGCATTGTCTGGGTATCCGCAAAAACGCCGGTAAAACACGCGTCGTGTATGGCGATGCGAATATCCGCAAAGCCCTTGCACTGATCGACTGGAAAGTATCCGGCTTGCTGTGTCACAACACAGCTTTTGACGGGTTCATCCTCTCACACCACTACGGCGTTGTACCGGCGTACTACTACGACACGATGTGTATGGCACGCGCTGCACACGGCGTGTATGAATCTGCTTCCCTCGACCACACCTGTAAGATCCACGGCTTGGCAGGCAAAGTGAAAGGGGGAAACCTTGTTAACACAGCGAACAAAGTCGATCTCACCAAGGAAGAGCTAACGCAACTGGGTGAATACTGCATCGACGATACGCGAGACACATACGACCTGTTCTTGAAACTGCTCCCGCACGTCCCTGAATCCGAGATGAAACTTATCGATCTCACGATCCGCATGTTCGCGGATCCTGTGCTTAGGCTGGATACGCCTCGCGCGGAAGCGGAGTACTTGAAAGAAGTTGCCGCGAAGCAGGCGGCAGTGGACACCGTCAAAGAGATCGCCGCGAAAGAAGATCTCGTGAGCAACGACAAATTCGCGGCACTACTACGGTCGCTCGATTACGAACCCCCGATGAAGATAAGCACCACAACAGGGAAACCCACCTATGCCTTTGCCAAAACAGACCTCGAATTCATCGAGATGCTGGAGACCGCGCCTCCTGCTGTGCAAGCATTGTGTGAAGCGCGTATCGGCACGAAATCGTCTGTGAACGAAACACGCGCACTGCGTTTCCTCAATGCGGGTAAGGACGGTATACCTATCCCTGTAATGCTGAATTACGCGGGGGCAGCTACCTACCGCTGGTCGGGCGGGAACAAGATGAACCTCCAAAACCTCCCACGCGGCGGAGAACTGCGTCGCTCGCTCCTTGCCCCCAAAGGGCACCAGATCGTCGTTGTTGATAGCGCGCAGATCGAAGCGCGTGTACTAGCGTGGGTGGCAGGCCAAGAGGACGTCTTAGAAACATTCGCTAACTGGGACGCGGGCAAAGGCGCTGACGTCTATAAAACGATGGCCTCGAATATCTACCACAAACCGGTAGAGGATATCGATAGCACGGAGCGTTTCGTCGGTAAAGTAGCCACCCTCGGTCTTGGCTATGGGATGGGGGCGGCGAAATTCGCCGACACCTTAGCCAAAGGCGCTATGGGGCCAAAGGTCGTTATCAGCGCTGACGACGCAAAAAGGGCGGTGAGCGCCTACCGCACAGCGAACCTGTGTATAAGGATGTTCTGGGCGCGCGCAGAGGCGATTCTGTACGACATGGCAGCGGGTATAACGGGCACGTTCGGCCCTATCCACTGGGGAGAGGACTTTCTAGGGCTGCCAAACGGGCTATTCCTCCGATACCCAAACTTGACCGGCGATGGGTACATCGGGCGCGATGGACGTAAGCGATTGGACAACGCGCATTTTGAAGGGAAGCGCGGTGCGCAGTTGTACACATACGGCGGGAAGTTAACAGAAAACATCGTGCAAGCGCTCGCAAGGTGCATCGTCGCCGAACAGATGATCGCGGTCAGCGAGAAGTACCGCATTGTTTCCATGACACACGACGAGATCATCGCAGTCGCACCTACCAGACTCGCCCAACGCGCTTTGGGGGACATACTGACCGCGATGAAAACACCACCCACTTGGGCAAAGGGGCTCCCTCTCAATGCAGAGGGCGGCTACGACGCCTGTTATTCGAAATAACCACTGGAGACATAACGATGCGAATCGGAGAAAACAAAGAAATCGCCGCCACTGCAACAACGGACTCGAAACCGAGGCTACTTAAAGATCTATATGACGCCGGCATCGACCGCGTGAAAGTGTGGTTCGACGGCGGTGGGGATTCAGGGCAGATAGAGAGCGTGGAGCTTTTCACGGAAAGCGGAGACTTGCTTCCTCTTGAGGATATTCTCGCCAACAAACACCTTGTAATGCGCCGATGCGGTAGCGAACACGACGGAGAACGGTGGATTCCTGTTTACAAAGCAATGTGGGTATCGTTCGCCGAACGCCTAGATCAGCTTGTCTCTGATGAGTTGAGCACGACGGGCGTTGACTGGTACAACAATGACGGGGGTTTCGGGACCTGGGAACTCACAGGGATAATGTCCGGCGAACCGAAAAAGGATTGCGAGATCTCAGTTAGGATTACCGAAGCAGTTTCTGCGCACTGGGAAGCTGATGTGCCTTTCTTGAACAACGAAGATTACACGGAGGGGGCGCCATGACACACCCCTATATTCACGCGCAATCCTCCGCCAGAGTGTTCGGCGGCGACGCCAACCAGTATCTGTACATCCATCAATGGCTGGACGCGACGAAGGTGACGGTATGCGACTACCGCCACCGCTACCTACGCCACCATGTCGAAGGGATAGACGAGCTTATCCAGCAGGAAGGGAAGTACATTGTCGGCGATGGCTTTGAGGCGAAAACCCGCGCTGTAGCGGAGCAACACCTGATCGAGGATTGCGGCGGTCGAATCCCTACTCTCGCGGATTGGTTGGCAGAGCTGAAAGTGCCGGAGTGGGCGCAGTCTGTTTCCACCCTAGAACACACAGGTGCTTCGGCAAGTAAATGGGGCGGCTCCAAAACGGATTACTTCCGTATCCACAGCTGGTTTGACGAAGCCGTAGAGCGCCACGGTGCAGCGGGGCTTGCCTACCGCAACCACGCCTTCGGCATTTTTGAGGCGGAAACGAGGTTCGGTACGGTTATCACGAACAGTGACGGGAAGACCGTGCCGGTGCGTTACATCGGTGAACAGCATGTGCTGGCGAACTGCGGAATGCGCGTGCCGTCCGTACAAGATTGGGTGCAGTGTATGTCAAGGAAAATGTGGATGTCGCATGGTACCCCCACCAACTTGAAAGGCTCGACTTGTTAGCAGTCATTTACATTCGGAGGATTTATGGGCGCGTACATAAAAGTTTCACTGGATGAAGTGCAAGAGCCGAAGGCTGGAATGGTGGTGATTAAAGATCACTGGTGGCTTGTTGAGGACGATTGCGTACTTGGTTTCAAGCTGTACGGGTTGAAAGGCAAAGGTAGGCCAACCCCACAGTGCAATAAAGATAAACGCATAATTGATATGGCGCTTAAACGAAAACCAAACCAAGAGTCGGTTTTTATTCCGGTTGCATACTGGTGGCGGCACGATTGTGACTGCTAACGAAAAGATAAGTGGCGCGGCGATAGCCGCGTCCAGTGGAGGCCGCAGGCCGTAACGTACTTGAGCGACTTGTTATGCGTAATTGGTGGTGATATGACAGAAGAAGAATGGCAGGATGAAGTTAGGCGCAGAGATGAAATTATAGATGCGATGAAAGGTCTTGAGCTGGATACACTATTTTTTGACGCAAAGCTTCAGGCCATTAAATGTATTGTAGAAAGCAAAGCAACCGAAAAAGAGCGCATAAAAATGGTTAGGGCGCTTATTATTTACGCATAACATCCGAGGTAAGGCCGCGCAGCGTTAGCTGCGTCGAGCCTTCACCGAGTAGTTAGGTTTCAAGGGGATTGATTGTGCTGGTAGAAGTTGATCTGCAAGGCATTACCGGAGAGGGGGTTCTTACCCCTAGATTCACTGTTGAGATTACAGGAGAAATGCTGATGAAAATCGGACGCCTGATTGCAATGCAGAATGGCGTGGTTCCCGATGAAGCATGCGATGTTATTCCTGTTGCTGTGAAGTTTGTTCACGGTGAAACCTAACACCAGCTTAACGGGCGCGTTTAGCGCGTCACGTTGAAGCGACAGTTATGCAACAAAACATTAACCTGAGGTAGTAACAATGACCGCGCAACATACTCAAAGTAACCCGCGCCAATGCCAGCACAGCATGGTCACAGACTTGTGCGGTCTCTGCATTCGGGACGGGCAGATTGCGGCGCTTGAGCAGCAGCGCACCGAACTGATGGCTTTGGTAAAACGCTGGAAATGCTTTGGCGCAATCGACCCTGTGAATGCCAGCCACTTGATAGCGGATAGCCAGAGGCTCATTGCTAAGGCAGATGCACAGGTAGCTGGTGCATCACGCGAGAGAAAATATGACACCGAATGAAATACGTGAACGGGTGGCCCGCGCAATTTGTACTGGCTGCGACGAAAACCCAGACCATCGAGGCGATGCACGAGGCAATGATTACCGGTGGCAAGACTACCTTGAGCCTGCGGACGCTGCGCTTGATGCTGTTGGACTTGGCTACGGAGAAAAAGATGTTGAGCTGCCGAACTTTGCATGGATTGTGAGCGCATTGCAGGATTTTGCGGATGACCTTGAACAAGACGATTTGCCAAACGGCGCGCTGCTGCACCAAGCAAAAGTGCTGCAAGCGTACATTGATGACGGCTTGCAACCTAACGCCTGAATTCACAGGCGGGCGGCTTTTCGCCCGTCCTGTGGAATGAAAAGTTATACGTGGAGACGAAATGAAAGCACTGAATCACGTTATGGCTATGACCGCCGAGGGACTGCACAGCAAAAGCAGTATTGCTATGGAGCTTGGGCATCGGGACAGAATTATTGATGAACTTAAAGTGGCTTTGCGAGTTGCCACTATTATCATCGAAGATCGCGTGCAGATACCAAACGATGCTCCATTTATGGAGAAAGCCAGAGAGCTTGTCGGTTATAAGAAGGCGAAGCAGATGTCTATTGATGAAGTGATGGACTCGCTTTTTGCCGTATAACATCCTCGGTAAGGCCGCGCGAAGCGTCGAGCCTTCACCGAGTAGTTGGGTTTCAAGGGGATTGATTGTGCTGGTAGAAGTTGATCTGCAAGGCATTACCGGAGAGGGGGTTCTTACCCCTAGATTCACTGTTGAGATTACAGGAGAAATGCTGATGAAAATCGGACGCCTGATTGCAATGCAGAATGGCGTGGTTCCCGATGAAGCATGCGATGTTATTCCTGTTGCTGTGAAGTTTGTTCACGGTGAAACCTAACCGCCGAATTAACCGGCGTTGAAAACGTCCGGTTGAATGAGTTGTTATATGACTTTTAACTAACAGAGGAAACGATCATGGATTACAACGCAATGCCAATTTTAAGAATGGAAGTTGAAGGGGTGAAGGCTGCGATACTTACGTATCTTGGTGCGAGAGGCAGCGAGCTAGGCGATGCGCTATCTGCTGAAATTGACAAGGCGATTGCAGAATACGACTGGCAAGGAGAGGTGAAGCGTATTGTTCACGCTACGATTAGCGAAAAGATTAATTACTATTTTAAGTTTGGCGATGGCGCAAAGGCGGTGGAGGATGCAGTTGTCGAAGGCTTTAATTCTGCTACTGGTAAAGGCATATAACCCAGGGCTAACCGGCTCGCGTTAGCGAGTCCGAGTTGAAGCGACAGTTATACGGCAAAAATTGGAGAGAGTTATGGATTACTGGAAAGAGTGTATTTTGTACGCGCTTGACGAAGCTGGAATTACAGCTACCGATGAGCAAGTTGAAACCATTGCCGGATGCGTAGAAGACGCACACGATAACTACGGTATGGCGCACGGCTACGATTCGATACCGTGCCCGGTTGAAAGCCAAGCAAAGCGCGAGCTTGAAGCCATGAAGAGAGAAAAAGAAAAGTATGAGCAGTGGGTTTTATCAACAAATCCCTGCAAGTATTGCATTACCTCAGGTTGGCGTAAGGATGGATGGGGAAGAGATATGACGTGCGACTGGTGCAATGGTAAGGGTAGATGTTGACGTATAACCCACGCATAAGGGGCGGCGTAAGCCGTCCAGCGTAGCGGCCTTGATGCGGTTGTTATGCGTAAACTGACCATGAGAATAAACACGGAGATTATAGCGATGAGCCGAGCAGCACAGAAAGATAGTTTTTACGCAGTGAAGGAAACCTGCCCAGAGATTGACCGTGCAAATGATGCGTTTATAAATGTTGTTAAAAAATGCACAGTTGCGCTACGGGATGCACTAACTGAAAAGTGCGAGGAAACACTCGAGCTGACTGACCAGATAGCAGACCTAGAAAAAAAGGTAGACAAGCAAACGGATGAGATAGCGGAATTACTGGAACAAATTAAAGAACTTGAGGCGCAACTAGCCTCAGTTGACGTATAACCCCGCCATAAGCGGCGAGTGAAACGAGTCCGATTCATGGCGTTGTTATACGCCTGAGGTTAAAAGTGGAAATAAAGCAATTTGATACGCGGTTAATGGACTTGGCTTACATGATTCGCCAATGCCGAGAAAAGACAAAAGAGGTTACGCGCCCATATCCTGACCATGTGCGAAGACAGGCAGATGCGCTCGAATCGCAGATGCTTAATGCAGACATGATTATTGGCGGATTGATTGGAATGCTGAATGAATCGCGAATTGCTCTTTCTCAATCTGTGGAAGCAGCTAACCGCAAAGAAGGCGTATAACACTGGAATTAAGCCGCCGACCGAAGGACGGTCGGCTTGAATGGATTGTTATACGGCAACTAGCTACGGAGGATGGCATGAAAGCGAGAATTGTAGACAACCTGCTAGACGCAATCGAAATGGAAATGGGCGAAGTGGAAGGCCACCGCAATGATCCAGTTTTTCTGGAGCTGTGCGAGCGGATACAAGGCAAAGCGGTTGATCTTGTATTTATTGGGCGAGACGCATTCGAGGCCATTAACAACAATTACTGGCTGCCAGACTGTTGCTGGCGTGCCGTATGAGGAGAACCTATGAAAACTTATGTGTACGGGGTCGTTACTCAGAGAGGGGAATATATTGATGTCTCGCGCTCAGAGCGCAGTACGAAACGATACGCCTTTCTACATGGATATAAGTTCATAGCCGCAAGGGAAGTGAACCAGTACACCGTTACCGTCATCGCAGAACGAAAACGTCTGCGCTGGAGACCTGTGACGGAACAACCTGTTTTTATGTAGGAGACCTCGAATGATACGAAACAGAAAACAAGCGCTAGAAGCGCTCTCCCTTTCTCCAGACGCGGGGGAAGACGACATCCGCACACGGATCAAATCGCTACTGCAAAAACACCACCCTGATAAGCCAGACGCAGACGTGTCGATCTTTCACAAGGTAAACGAGGCAAAAAAGTATTTCGTCAGAACAGCCGTATGCAACGCGTGCGACGGTTCTGGCGTCTCCCGTGTCAAGTCTGGCAGAGCTTATAACACGGTCCCTTGTCCATCATGCCAACCCGATAAATAACGAGGCGAACCCATGAGTACCATAAATCAGAAAATAGAGAAGATGTACACCATCCGCGAGAAAGTGCGGAAGCTCGAGCAGTCCATCAAAGAGCTGAACGAGCAGAAAGACACCATAACCGCCGAGCTTATGGAACAGATGGATGCCGAAGGTGTGACGAAGTCTACCGGGAAGAACGCCTCTGTCACGTTGACTGAGAGCGTGGTGCCGTCCGTGGAGAACTGGGAAGATTTCTATAAGTACATCCACAGGAAAAAATTCTACCACCTACTCGAACGCCGCCCCTCCGTTTCTGGATGCCGTGAATTGTTCGAAAAGAGTGGTAGAATACCCGGCGTCGTTCCGTTCACGAAACGCACAATCCAACTTCGCACCGCGAAAAACTAAGTTAACCGGAGAAACAACATGACAAAAGCTAAAGCTAAAGCCGCCCCTGCAGAACCCCTCAAGAACGCCCCACTCGACATCCGCGCTATGCTCGCCAAAGAAGCGGCAGAGAGCGCATCGAAAATCTCCGTGTCCAATAACGACCGTATCAAGTTTATGAAGGGCGGCACGATCGTAGCTCCTGATGGTTCAGAAGGCTCCGAGTTCGACGTTGTCATCCTTGACTTCGTGTCCGTGAACCTGTATTACGATCGGCCGTATCAGAAAGACGTTATTTTCCCGCCGGCCTGCTTCGCTATCGGCGAATCCCCCTCCACGATGGTGCCGTCAAAAAACGCACCGGTGAAGTGCGCGGACACTTGTGCGTCTTGCGCGTTCAACCAGTTCGAATCGGCATTAGTCGGTAAAGGCAAGGCCTGTAAGAACACGCGTTTGATTGCGGTAGCGCCCATCGACGCTGTCGCTGGTGAAGAGCCCATCTGGATCGCCTCCATCCCACCGACCAGCATTAAACCGTTTGACTCGTATGTGTCGTCATTGGCCGTGCGACACAACACCTCTCCGCTGGGTGTGGTAACGACGATGTACCTGGATCCGGCGTCCGACTTCGCCGCGCCGCGCTTTAAGTTGGCACGTGCGTTGGAAAACGAAGAGTTGGAGATCTTCTTCGCAATGCGTGATAGCGCGAAGAAACGTTTGTTCGTGGAGCCGGATGTGTCGGGCTACGAGGCTCCTGTTAAAAAACGCGGCCGTTGAGGTAACGTATGTCACCGAGACAACTGAGCGTAATTATGGATGTACGTCCCAAAACCGCGAAAAAAAGAGCTGCTCCCGCGAAGAATAACAAGAGCAAACCCCACACGGATGTGGGGGCTATTGTTGTAGAGACAGCCGCAGATATTGTTACGGGTTTGAACGCCCTACATGATCTGGCGGAGGCCGCGTCGGCATTAACGCTGGCCGGCGTGGACGCGGCTGTTATGGTGCAGCAGCTGGACCATGCGTTAGAACAGGTATTCATCGCCGCTGGTCGTGTAGAAGACACACTCGCCCTCGCCAAATAACAAACAGGAACGAAACAATGGAACAACATGACCCTAACGGGCTCGATGCGCATGCACCGGGCGCGAAACTTGACGCCGGTAAGAACCGAGTATCCCTCGTTCTCGGAGGTTTCCCACACGCACTCTGGGAAGTTTCCAGAGTTGGTACCTTCGGCGCCGACAAATACACCGACGGCGGTTGGATAAGTGTGCAGGACGGGGAGAAACGGTATCTGGACGCCGCTATGCGGCACTGGCTGAAGTTCTGCATGGGGGAAGTATTCGACGAAGAATCCGGCATTCACCACCTGTCTCACATGGCATGGAACATTTTGGCTGTAAGGGAGCTTCAGGTACGAAGCAAGGTAGATGCGGATGAGTAGGAAGCCGGAGACAGTCTATATAGCCAGCGTCCACAAGCACCTCAAATCAGTCTACAAAGAAAAAATGAACAACCCCTTTTGCTCCGGCACACCGGATGTGTGGTACAGCGGAGGTAAAGGGGATTTGTGGGTGGAGTACAAGTACGAGCCCTCCATACCGAAAACCCGAGAGATCTCCCCCCGCCTATCCCCCGCACAAGTTATGTGGTTGGATTGTCGATGCGCTGAAGAGCGTAACGTGGCGGTGGTCATCGGGACGCCGAAGGGCGGGGTCATCCTCGTCGACTACGCATGGAATTACCCAATGACACCAAGCGAATTCACCGCGAACTTACTCCCAGCCAGCGAGATTGCTGCCTGGATACATAAACAAACTGGAGACGCTAGAGTATGGGGTACACCCGGCACAACACGGCAGGTAATGGGCTACGAGCGGTTGTTCGAACAGCAGGACTAACACGAAGCTTCCTCTTTTCAATCGTATCGATCCTCTTCCTATTAAGGGACGCATTCACATTGCTATCAGGACGCAAGAATCGGCAATTGCCGCCACCACACAACACCGGAGACAGCTATGACGGCAGCACCAAAGATTCACGCAGGTCCCGGTTCTAACGCTAAACTCGGTAAAGGTATGTTCGTGAGCACCTCTTCACGAACTACCTGCCCTAACACATGCCCTTTCAAGAACAACGGATGTTACGCGGAAAACTTCCCCATGAATCAACACTGGAATGCGGTGACCAACGGTCAACGCGGTGACTCGTGGGAGGTTTTTTTGGCTCAGGTACGTAAACTTGCAAAAAGCGAGTTGTGGCGTCACAACCAAGCGGGCGATCTTGCCGGAGAGGGCGATTCGATAGATCTCAACGCGCTAAATGAGTTAGTACTCGCTAACCGTGGAAGACGCGGGTTCACGTACACACACAAACCCATGCGGACTATGGATGAGCGGCTGGCCGTGAAGAAGGCCTGTAGGGAGGGGTTCACTATTAACGTGTCCACGGACAGCATGCTCGACGCAGAAAACGCTTTCCATGAGGGGTTCCCCGTCGCCACTATCTTACCGAGTACCACGAAGGGACTGCAGACACGGACACACGGCGGTGTGCCGGTGCTTGTATGCCCTGCGGTTACGAAAGGGTGGACGTGCAAACAATGTGGATTGTGTTACGACGCGAACAGGCGCTACATCATCGGGTTCCCCGCCCACGGCGCTAGAAAGAAGGCCGTGGACGGGGTTATCGCAAGTGATTTAACTACCCGAACTGCTTGTGCCCAAGGATAGTCAAGTCCAGCACCTTGTCGTAATCCGCCTTTGATACGGCAGTCAACAGATCCGCTGCGGGGCCCATCTCAAGACGGAAGTCGAACATCGAACCGCCGGGGATCGGGTTGATAAACGCTGATGTACGTCCGGTCAAACCCGCTCGAATCGCAGCGTGTTCCATATACGCTAGCGCGCCTTTACCCGCCATCGGCGCGTGTCCTGTTATAGCCCCACGTGCTAAATCTACCGCGAGAACAACGGACATAGCCCCCGCCAATGTGGCCAGTGGTTTGTAGTTCCCTTCCGCTTCCATTTTATGGCGCGCACTACCCAGAATGACCGTGCTGAACGCATACGTGAACCGACGCATGTGTGCTACCAGTGCCCATCGCGGGTCATTCATCCACGTTGGCTGGTAGGCGTTGTCCGCACGCGCCACAGAGCCTTCTACCATGTGGTGGATCGTCTCCTGCAACAACACATTGTTGAGGTCCAGCGCCCCGTCTGCTTTGATCTGCGGGTTCACGCGGTTCAGACCTAGTTCATTATATCGAGTGGGGTCCTTTGCCCGTTCTTTAACGGCCTTTGTAACCACGCGCACAGCGGCTTCTGTGGCTACGACACGCATGGCGTCGTTCCACCCCTGCATACCGTTCGCTTTGAAGAAGCCGTTGCTGATTGTACGGATCCACTTCGATGTAGGCTGTGCAACCTCACCAAGGGTGGAGTTCGCGAGGTTTCCTTCGATGGAACCCAGCATCTCTGCCATCTCGAAACCTTCAGTAGCGTCCTCTTTATTGCGGAGCTGGTTGAATATATGTGTGAACCCCTTCACATAGGCGCGCCATATATCGTTCAAATCACCGGATTTCGCAGCGATGGCGAAGGGGTCGATTAGCTGAGATGTTACTAACGAAAACGGCAGCAACGCCATGTTCAGCGCCAGCATAACCCCCGCTTGTGCATTCCGCATATTGGCCGACAAAGAATGTTGTTTATATACACGCATGGCACCTGCCAAGCTGTTTTTTGCGTCTGCAATCTCTTCGTCAGTGGCCCCTTCTTTTTTGGCATTCTTCCACGTCGTGTCGAGCAACGCGTAATCTTTCCCAAAGAAAGAAGCGGCGGCTAGTTTATGTGCTGACTCCGACAAAACGCGATCCATACCGAAAGCGACGTCTTTATTAAAGAACGGCGCGAAATCTTTATTAAACACGCTGGCAAAGAAGTGTTCAGGCACCATAGCGTTGCTACGGTTGTGATTGAGGTCCATGTAGTGTGTAGAGATCGCCGAAGTATACCCGTATGTAGTAGCCGCGTCGGCGAACGCTTCCGCTTCCGCAACGGTCATGCCCATCTTCTTCTGTAACAGCTCTACAAAAGTGCTTCTGTTCTCTTGTATTGCGTCGAGGTCCCATACTACGGAAGGCAGATTGCTACCGACGGTAGCCGCGTTGGGCATCGCCGTCACGACTTGCGATCTGACCTCGCGCATAAAGGCGGAGAACGTTTCGCTCGCGGGCGTAGAAGGTTTAACCCCGCTCAGGTACTCTTCGTAGGCCGCCTCAATCTCTTTCTCAGAATACTGCCGCTGCATCCTAGCCAGTCGCCCTTTCCACTGATTCGTGATCACATTACGCCTCATGGTGAAGTCGGCGTGAGACTCCCCGCCTGCCACATCGGAGCGTACCAGCGAGGCCAGTGAACGGAACGCAGGGATGTCGGATTCACGCAATCGATCCAGCCCAGAGACTACAACTTTGTCGTACACGCGGATGGCGGGTCCAAGTTTATCCTGCGTCAGATCCCCGAAAGTACGCCCGGCGCTTTCAAGGAAAGCGCTTGTTTTTGACGCGGACGCGAATTTACCGGAGCCCAGTGCATCGAAGAACATCGCCAACTGATCCACGCTGTCAACGACGCCTATAACTTCCCGTACAAACTTACCGACTGCGGCGAAGGCCTTAACAAAAAACCCTGCCTCTTTTTCCGCATCTTTCAGGTCAGAATTACGCACCGCGCGGATAACGCTCTTATCGCCGTCCATATACAACTGGAAGGCGTACGCCAACAGTTCCTCGCGGTCAGACAGGATGTTCTGGTACTTCGCCTGTATATCGCCTATGTTGCCACCGGCGATAGCGTGGTCCTGCGCGACCAAAGCCTCGTATACCGCCATACGAACAGCCCTGTTCTCATACACGGTGCGCATGAGACGGTCTTTCAATCGTCGTACGGATTTGTTGGTGTTCCCCAACATCTTCCAAAGCGCATGGACAGCCTCGTGTCGTGCTACCGCGACGGGGTTTATAGCGTCCATAGCGATCTGGATCAGATAGTCACCGGAGATCTCATCCACGGAGAACGTGCCGGAGGCGTCCAGGTCTTTCCCGAGTCGGTTAAACAACGTCTTCACTTGGTCCTGGCCAAGCAGACGATCTACCTCAGCAACCAATGTCTCTTTGGTTACAGGTTTAGGAGAGAAGTCTCCTCTCCCTGTAACTTGTTCAGACTTTTTTACACCGCCTGTCAGGCCGCCCTCACCTTTTGCAGCCAGCACTTGTTTTTGCGCGTCGAGAACCGCTTTTTTCGACGTTTCAGTAAAACCAGCTGCGCCTGTATTTGAAGCCTCTATCGTGTCTTTCGCCCTAATTCGTAGTTTTTGCGTGTACTCATCCATGTCTTTGAGGACGTCTTTAACAGAGCGCACTTTACCCCCGCCGTTGATGTAGTCCCTCATCGCGAATGCAGCGAACGCGTTTTTGGCCGGCTCGTCCAGAAAACCCCGACGACGGCCTTCCAGGATAGCGGAATACATGTCGATCTCCGAGTTCACCAGAGAGACTAGCTCCTCCCGGCTCTCAGCGGTCTGGCCTTTCAGTGGTGGAGAGGTTTCCAGTTTACGGACGTACTGACGCTTCCGCTGCAAGTCGTTTTTTATGACCGCGGAAGACAGATAAGGCGCTGCCCTGCGTACCGCGTCGTGGGTAACCGCTCTATCGTTTTTATAGGTATCGGATACCGAGTTTAGTTCTTTGGTGGCAGTCTCGAATGGGTCTTCGCCCGCTGCTACATCGAACGCGCCCAACATCGTCTTCGCTGTCGCCGCTATTCCCACAAACCCTTTAATCCTGCTCAACAGGTCAGCGTCAGAGAGCGTCATGATCGGGGGGGCGTTAGAGGCTTCTTCCGCCGCGATCAGTTCGCGAACCCGTACTTTCTCTTCAGCGGTCATACCGCGCAATTCAAGGAGCGCGCCCCAAACGATACGGTTCTGTTCTGGAATCTCTTCGCCGCGTTTGGTTTTCTTCTCCATCAGGTCGCGTATACGCACCAGATCCGATAGCGGGAACGACGCCGTCTTGACTGCTTTAGCGAATTGCGCAGCGCCTTTCGCTACCTCATCGTTTTTACCCGACGATTGTATAGGGACGTTGGTCTGCGCAGCGAGAGCGGCGTTTATGTTACCGCCGACACGCGCTGCCCATCCAGCCGCGTACGGGTTGTATTCTTTGTTGAACCGTTTTTCAAACAGCGTGTTCACCTCGTCCAAGTAACTACGGACATCCTTGGTAATACGCTTGTCGTTCAATATAACGCTTGAGCGAGCCGCCTCTGAGATCTCCCGAATGCCGTTATCGGCCATCACATCCAGCAGCGCCGCTCGGCCGTCTGCGGGGGCGCTCGATAACTCATCTGATAAAATGGAACGGAGCGCTTCTCTACGGTCTACCACATCTCGAGCAGCGAGTTTTATCGCGCCCTTAATCTTCGAGTCCTTACCGTCACGAACGACATTCCACAACCCAGCCATTGTTGTGTACGGCAGTTCGGACAGATTCACAGTAGTAGCGCGCGGGCCGCCCTCCAGCACTCTACTACGAACGTACTCTCGCAGGAACTTGGCAACGGCAGCTCGATTTGGATCCGTTCTGTTCGGGTCTAGGTTGTCCAATAAACCGTTAGTGGCTGTGAGCAGAATTTGGATCGCGTTTCTATTGCTCTTCGCGCGCAGACCCTTCTCGGCCTTGCTATCTCGAAACGCAGCTGTGGCGGCTTTACGTGCTCTTTCTTGCGGGGTTAATCGGGCAACATGCTCTGCATCAAGATCACTGTCGCGTTTATCACGCTCGGACTCCATCCGACGCACATCCGTAGCGGTCGCTACTACGTCACTGGGTGCCGGTTGCGCCCCTGTAGCGCGTGCGATGATGTCGCGGTATCGGATCTCACGATTGTTGTACCCCTGCTGTTTACCGAGCGTATCCTTCACGTCGTCGAGTAAATCTCGGAAGGCGTACTTGTCTCGCAGCGCGATATCACCGGCGTAGGTGTAGATGAAGTCCTCCTTCGCCTGTGCCCACTGAACCAGCGAATTTAGGAACGAACGGTCGCTGTTCTGATTGTGGATCTCGCTGCCTGACGCGGCGCGCTCTAGCTCAACCGTTGAAAAATCGTTCGCGTACATATCGTACGGCGTATCACCTGTGAAATCCTCCACAGGGAACGTCTCGTTGACGATAGCATTCATGCTATCTACGAGCACGCTGTTTTTCGCCGCCAGCGTCTGGAATAAACTTACACCGGTCTCGCTGTCTTTCTTAAACCCGCTGTCCTTCGGTACAGGAGTACCTTCTCTCTCTGCACGTGCTTTCGCAGCTGTGTAGGCTTCGTACTCTTCTCTGAGATCATCCAGTGTGTTCTGGTTACTCCGCCACAAAGCCGCCATCGCGTCCATTTCAGTGGGGGGGCGTGTGGATACGACATCGTAGTAAGGGGATGCCTCAGACAGTCTTCCTTTGAGAAAGTCTTCTCTGGCGCGCCCCATACTGGCCTGCGTAGTCTGTATCGCCCTACTCACGTCTTTACGGACGACTTCTTTTAGCTTTTGTATCTTCCTGCCGGTTTCTGATCGGGCTTCTTTCCTAAGCGCCGCTTCCTCCTGCTCAACCTGTTTGGTCAGCGCGTTCGACATGACGGCTAAAAGTTCAGCTTGCGCCTTCTGAGCGGCAGTACGGTTTTTCTCGTCTGGCAAAGCACGGAGCGCCGCGTCGATGCCTTCAGCGATCTTTTGTGCATTATGCGCGGCTGCGTCCGCAGCGGTTTTTCCTTTGCCGGAAGTAATCTTGTTGATTTCCTCCTGCGCTTTCGCTAAGGATTTCTCCAACGCCGCACGGTTCTCGACAGAAATAGATCCTTCTAATTGCTCTTTTATACTGTCGATCGTTTTCTGGTGGCGTTTCACAGAAGCGCTATAGCCGGAGGCAACACTGGCATCCTCCGCTCCACCCAACAGACCACTTACACTTGAAGCGCCTGCGGCGTTCTTTACGCTGTCGCTGGCAGAACGCCCTTTCATCTCAGCGCGCACCATAGAAGCCGCCGCTGTATGGACGCGCTTCTTGGCCACATTCGCAGTCCCGCGCTTACCTACAGCGATATCGCTGGTAGCAGCCCCCATACCAAGATCGCCGAACGTCAACACAGGTTTACCGCCGTCTGCCGGAAGCAGGACCGCGTCACTGGGGATAGGCAGCTGTCCTTTACGAACCAAGTCCGCTGTAATCGGGTAAACTGAACGCTCCAAGACGTTATTACCATCCTCGCCGACCACGAGCGGGCGGAAAGAGACCCCGCTCACATCGTTGTGCGTCATAAGAAACGCAAGCCCGTGAAGTAGGCGGTTCTTGATGTGCTGCGTCTGTGTATAGCTCGCTGTGTTCGCTGCATGAATCATACGAACGAGTTTTTTCGTGTCGAGTGTATAAGGCTCACTACGCCCTTTAACCTTAACGAGGATGTGCGTCCCGCTGTAAGGCAGGTCTTTGGGAGCGTCAGAAGCCGCCGCCTTTTCTAAAATGTCGCCTAACGAACGCTTCGTATACTCTTCGCTGACAGGAGATAACACATCGTTGTTGTTTTCATCGCGACCGATAAGGCTTATACCACGGGCCAGCGAACGCAGCTGTGACGGCAACACTTTCGTCGGGGTAGCCCTAACAGACGCATCCGCCAGGTCTTTTTCGTACAGCCCGTTACTTCTCGTGATGTACTCCTGACGCGCCTTGGTTAACGCTTCGAACTGTGCCCAGAGACCGCTAACTTTTTGCGCCAGAGACGTGCCGGACTTCGCCCCCTCCGTGAAATCTAGGACGGTCTCCTCCAGCAGCGAACGTGTGGCAGCCGCTTCGACCGCATCCATAAGATCCGACCCAGCATCACCGAGGTCATCCGCGTATCGCGCTAGTGCGTTTAGAATACGCTCTTTGTGTTCCAGCGTATCTTCGCTCGCAATACGAATAGCGTTGTTAAGCGTTTTTATGACAGACGCCGCAGAGAACTGCGATATATCCACTGCCCCTGCTGACAGCGCTGCATTGGTCAAGTTGAGTTCGCCCGTACCGAAACTAAACTCGCTCTGTAAAATACGCACGTTCTCGTCGAACGGAACGCCTAGCGATGCAACAAGTTCCTTCTGCAACGCCCCATTGTGCAACTGGAAAAATTCAGCGAAGTGCTCTTGTACCCCCTTCGACGGTATGCGCTTTATGCTGTCCCACAACCCAGACACAGCCTTCTTCGTCAGCGATGCGAGAACTGCTCCGGGCGAGGACTTCTCAGAGGCGTCGACTTGTATCAAGTAGTCGCCGAGGGGCATTGTACTGACGCCTTCCGTCCCCCGCGCCTCTCTACCTGCCTGCGCGCGGACGACCTTATTGAATCGATCTTCCGCATCATCTAAGAATATGCCAGTGGATAAATCACCTACTTTTATCGATGTAGGGACGAAGTTATTGCTCTCCTCCCGTTCAGAAACGCCCATACCGGCGTTATCTCGGTTGTAGTTCTCGTCTGCTGTGTCGCGGTCTACGCTCGCATCATTAACGTCATCCCCCGTATCGAGGAACTCGCTCTCCACACGATCTTGCTCGCGTTCATCTTTCGACAGATCGTTATCCAGTACACGCGCGCGAATATCATCGACGTGATCAGTCCCTTTGTAGTCTTCCCCATAGCGTTTGGTTGGGGACAACAGGTCTTCTATTGCATCAAGCGCTCTTGTAACTGCGCTCGGCTGCGCTTCTCCTTCTTTGTTAGGTGCAGTTGCCACCGCCGACGGCCGGAACACCCCTGTCTCTGGATCTGTGTATTCGGCAAAAGCACCAGGTCTATCAGCGCGCATACGCAACAGCGCACGCGCATCATTCACAGTGAGCCTATCAGTCACTCTCTCGTTGTGCAGTAGCTTGTTAAGGTCGACGATTGCGGCAAGCAGTGCCTTTTTGAACGTTTCTCCCTGCAGCGTGCTTGCTTTTACCGCGCGATCTCGCACTGCATCGACCGCTCGGTCCACGATCGATTGCACCGTTGTTTGTAAGTTTTTATCGCTCCCGATGATAGCGGAGGTCAGCGCCTCCTGCATAGAATTCGCGGAGGCCCCCTTCATTGCCTGCGTGAACAAGGTCGTCGCGAGATCTACGGTGCGCTGCACGTTCTCGGGTCGTTTCTGAGGGGCGCGTTTACCGCCCCTTGAATTGCGGATAGCGACTTTTACCGCGTTCTGCAGATTGGTAACGTCCGCTGCGTCATAAGTCAGTTTCATTGTAGCTTGTGAGTTCTTTCTAACGCCACTGTCAGACGGCCCATCGTCCTTGATACCGTATCGCTTACGCCTGCGAGCTTCCTTGGCCTCTTCACCCGATGTAGGGGCTGCCTGTTTTTCTGCCGGTGCTTCCGCAGGGTCGAATCCCGCTGCGCTCTTCAATTCCGATTTGAATTTCTCCGCAGTTTTTTCTGCAGCCGCGTGTGTAGCGCTGGCCTGCCCTGCTTGGGAAAAGGACGTGTGCACCCCGCTGTATTTCGCTGCTGCGGTCTTCAACGTCGTGAGGTTGTTAGCGTCGTCGAACGCCACATCTCCGTTGAGCGTCTTTGTCGCGAGATCTCTCTCTACTGGGTCAGAGGAGTAATCGAGTATTGCGGCTGCGTTGAGCGCGTACTCCCCTAACATAGTATGGACCCCCGCTGCACTCTGAGGGTTGTCCCTTATCGCGCGGCGCAACGCCTCGTTTTTGTTGTTCTTGTGAAGTGCAGCAGCAAAGTCCTGCCCTACAGACGATACATTCTGCGTATCGGAATAGGAGTTCCCTTTCGGAGAAAATACCGTCCCGTAGTCTCTTGCTCCCCTGAAGGTGTTGTCGTCGGTTTCCCCCAACACATCGCCTATATCCTTCAGTATCCCCATGTCGGAATCGGTAAAGGCATTGCGGAAATCTTCACCAGTTTGCGCGTCCGCAAGGCGTTGCATCAGGTTGCGTACTTTGTCGAAAGAAGCACCAGAGTAACGATCCGCCAACCAGCCGGAACCGAACTGTTCTAGTTTGAACAGCGCTTTTGCGGCGTTGTATCCAAGTCCGCCGACATCGGTTATGTCTTTCTTGAATTGGGTGAGGATTTGTCCTTCCGGTGAAGCAGCGACTTTGTCGATTACAGTCTGCACCGCCGGTGGGACGGCTTCACCCAACGTTTCAGCAGTCGCTGCTGTGTGCAGCGCGCTGTTGATCTCGTCTAATGAAAAGCCCGTGCGGCCGGCCAGATCAGCGACATATGAAGCGCCTCTTTTCGCGGACAAATTGCCGATATTGAACAACGCGCGTGCAGCAAGGCCGGTTGTTTCAGCGGATTTTGCAAACGCTTGCCCAAAAGAAGAATCTTGGAAGGCTTTCACGCGTTCGGCGGATTCCGGAGCGGCTTCGTCTCCATTACGAACAACGTCTGTGAACGCGTCCAAAGTGCTCTGTATATCAGCATTCGACATACCCATTTTGTCGCGCATGTACGCAGTTGCGGAAGCCGCACCCTTGCCAGTTAACGCCGCAGCGAGTTTTCCTGCGGAGATAGCGGTTCCAGAAACCCCGCCTAAAGCATCCCCCGCACCCTTCGCACGATCTTGGATCAAGTTGCTTGTACGGTTAATACCGCGCGCCGCCGCCTCTACAGGGGCTGATATGGCGGTACCACCTACAGCGCCGCCGAAGCCGCTCTCAGCGACCTGTCTCCAATCTTCCTCGGTCTGCGGAACGAACCCTCTGCCGAACGCCTCGAGGCTATTGTCCCCCGATTTGAACTGCTGGATATTCGCCGCAGTAGTACGGTCCTGCGCGATCTCCTGCGCACCTTCCGCCGCTTGTTCGAGTGCGAACTTACCGATCGACGGTTTCAACCCACCTTGCAGAGCTTTACCGAGCTGTTGTGTACGTAAGCCGCCGATGATACCCGGAACGGCGTCCCACAAAGCCGCTTGGCTAGTCGCATCGGTTACGTCACGACGCAAGGATTTAGCGTACGTCGGGTCCACCTGAGCGCGCTTAAATATGTCCTCATCAGACAGGTATTGGCTGGCGACATCGCCGGCGTTCTGATCGAGGCTGGAGGTATAGCCCGCGAGACCGCCGGCGAGCGTACGCGCTACTGGGTTGCGAGTCGCGAGAGCAGTGGCGGCGTTTGCCACCGAACCGGAGAGGAACGGCGCCATCATCGAATGCACGCCTTGGACACCAGCGTCGCGCACTTTGTTCACGAGATCAGTGAAGTCCCCATTTTGCAGCACGTCGACGATGTCACCGGTGGTGCGGAGCCCTTTAACGTCGGCGTTGACGTCCGCCGTCAAGTCATCTCTCGCCCGCATAAGGCGACTGGCTTCTGCCTGATCCCCCCTGGCGAGCGCAGTGATCAGTCGGTCGTTCACATCCCCCAGACGTGTCTGGACGCCAGCGGCGTCCCATCGCCCGCCGATAGAATCCGCGTTGCGGGTTATTTCCGCGCGTCTCTCCTCTTCTAAGGCCTGCGTTTCTAGTTGACGAAGGGCGGAGTCTCGTTCACGTCGTAACAGATAATCCATATCGTTCGAGCCGAACGGAGAGCCGGTCAGCTCATCAAGAACGAAACTCTGGTTATACGCCATCTTCTAAATTCCCCGGATTATTACCCCGTCAATTATACATATCGTCGAGTGTTTGTGGGCTATTCACTCTATCAACTAATTGACCTAACGTGCCTCGTGGGACACCTAGGGATTCGTCCACCCCTGTGTCGCCGACCAGATACCCTCGATTCCCTCCGACGTTATATGGGTGAAGCGTGTCCCCCCACACACGAGAAATCGCGCGTTGGTATGCCTTCGTCGGGTCGTCCGCGCCAGTACCGTTCAGAATACTTGCGACATTCTTTTTGTCGTAATACCCATTGTTCATAGCAGCTAGCACACCGGGCTGCATAACGTCTGGGAAACCGTACCCCTTGTTCGGTTTGTAATTCGCGTTTATGTGTGCCTGCGCACGTATCAACTGCAATACCGCTTCGGGGTTACCGTTCAGCGCGTTTATACCTCCGTTCTGCATAACCATAGCAACCGCTCTAGGGTCGGTGTCTGGCGGTAGAAGCCCTCGTACCCGTGTCTGGAATGCCTCGTTCGCTGCAGCTACCTTAGCATTCGCTTCGTCTGCCTGTTTTGCAGTAGCCGACGCCCCCGCGCTCCCGACAGAACCACGACCAGAACCTCCCGCATTACCCGCCATGAAACTATTATACGCCTCCCTTGCAGCGGCGGCGTTGTCCACCGCTCCTGCATAACGAGGGTCGTTGTATATAGAGCCCGGTAATTCGCCGCGCATACCGGCTACGGTTCTGGCGCGTAACAGGTCCATCTGGCCCTGCTGATCCGCCATCCGTAGTCTCGCCCCGAGTGCGTTTTTCGCCTCACGAGTGTCGCGAATTTTATCTGCTTTGGAATTGCCGCCTACATACGAAAAAGAAGGCTCGCCGTGTTTACCTTGTCTCTGCTGTACAGCGCGTGCAACATCTTCGGGGGTTCGTGTTGCGTCTGACGGGGGGGTAACTGCGTTCGACGGAGGGGCGCTGTTGGGGGCCCCTTCGGTTTTATCGAACAACTTGGGGGCCCCGTACGTGGCTGCTACTGCACCTAAGGTCAAACCCCCCGCTTTCCAGGGGTTGCGATCCCTCCACTCTGCCGTTTTTGCAAGCGTGCGTTTGACAGGGTTGGTGCTGTCCATATCACCCAACCGTTTATTTATCCGATCGGCCTCCTTTTTCGCCTTATCGGCAAGTTTTTGATCTTCCGCCGCCTTTCGCGCATCAGCTTGTCTTTTCTGCGCCGTCTTCAGATTGTCTTCCGCCGCCTTTCGCGCATCAGCTTGTCTTTTCTGCGCCGTCTTCAGATTGTCTTCCGCCGCCATTCGCGCAGCAGCTCGATCTTCAAAAGAAGTTCTCCCTGCTTCCTGCGATCTGTAGAACCCTTTTTGTCCAGCGGTAGTCTCGGCGCTACGTTGCCCCCGAAAAACCTTGTTTAGGATGCCCTTGACCCCTGCTTGGGTAGGTACCGTATCATCAACGGCTCTTCCAAACTGCCTTGGGTTGGCAGCCGCGCCCCAGTCAGCAGTAGCTCGACCTAATTTTGACATAATTCACTCCTGGTAATCTCGGTAGAACCGACGAACGTCCCCTACACCCGGTATATGATCGGCGACTCTGGCACCAAAATCTGACGTAGCGCCTAGCGTACGGACTGCTAAATCCTTCGCCAACCCAGGATTATTCGGGTCGAACCCGTATCGCCGGTAATAGTTTTCTGTCGGTGTGTGGTATACATCCCCAGCAGTTTTCACAGCAGCATCGAATACGCCTAACGCACCTGCGTCGCGAAGGATAGATTTACCTACAGCGCCCCACGGAATAGTCCGCGCGTATGGAACGCGTTTGGCCGCTGCATTTATAACCGCTGTAATAGGTGCCTGAATCGCCGTATCAATTGCTGCATAGTCCGCCAGATTCATCCATTCCCATCCGGGGTCAGGCCTACTCGATTCAGGTCTTACAGGTTCAAACTCATCCAGCACTTGGGGGATGGCGAGCGCACCGGCTAAGGCGGGGGTCGCCGCCCTGCCCACTGCCGGAGCAGCCCTGCGCAACATACTCTGCGCAGAGTCGGCTGCATTCCGCAGTGTGTTTGTGGTAGGTGTCACCGGCAGACGCAAAGCACTGGGCTGCATGGTAAGACTACACCGCCATCTTACGGAGCGCGCTCAAACCAAGGCGGTTTTTCTTAGGAGCCAGCTTCTTACCGTCGCTGTAACCACTAAGCTCGTCTATCCGACGGCTACGGTTGGCCAGCACACCCCCTATATTAGTAGTGTCTAGCCCCCTCGCTTTCTCCTGGTTCGACTTTAGGGTTGATTCGTTATAATTGCCTGCGGCAGCGCGTGTGGCTGCGGCAGCGTCACGGTCTTCCTGCGCTTTCGTATCCGCACTGAGTTGATCCAGATATTCTTGTGGGTACCCTCTACCACCGAGTTTTTTGGTCGCCCAATCAGCAACGCTGTCCCAAGTCGATAGCCCGTCGGCGTATTTACGCAGTTTACTTTTATTCTTCATGTCGTAGCCCTCATCAGATAAATAGTTGTCTTTGAATTGCTCAACCGCCCCCGGCCCGCCGACACCGTCTATCCGGCGACGTAGGTCGGATTGGTTTTCTCTTTTGAAAGGTTGGTTGGTAGCAAGTGTATACTTTTCGACGCCATTGTCATCCCCTCCGAAAAACTGATTATTCAGCGAATCTACAGTTTTTGCTGGGAGTACCGCCTCGCCATCAGACAGATACGCTTCTTCCCCACTCGCCGGCAGCGCAGCAGGGCCTACACTGTCCTGCTTCGGCCCGCCGGGGCCCTGCACCATTCCGAACGTATGTTGCCCGTTGGAGATGGACTTACCATCCGCATAACGCTTGCCGGTTGCGTCTTCGAATATATTCCATTCGGTTTTTTGAGGGGCCATAGCCCTAGATATCGGCGTGGCCGATCCCCCCGCGACAGAAGGCCTCAAAACAGAATTCTGCCCTATGCCTGCTCTCGCCTGTTTATCCATCCGCATGCGGCCGGCATTTCTTTCTCGTCTGGAGACGTTGTCATCTGCCCCGGCAAACATATCAATGAAATAGTTACTACCGTTCTCTCTTGCGTAGTTGTAGCGTTCGTTTTCAGCTAAGTCCCACAAGCCTTTATCTGTTGCGCCGCTGGTAGTTTGTACGTTACCGCCGCCGAACATATCCGGAACGAAACCGCCGCTTCTGCCACCATACAAAAGCGCTCGAAGACCGGCAGCCCCGTCCATCGCTACGGCGGCACGTTGCCGGTCTGTAAGATCGTTCATATTGAAATCGTATGCCATACCTATCACCCTCCGAGAACATTCGCACTGAAAACGTATTCCCCGATTATACTACAAAGGCGGTACCGCTGTTCCTCGGCCAGAGGAGGGCCGATATACACCGCCTGCATATACGGGGTCAGCCCTGTTACAGCAGTACCATCGTCATTTATAGCGCCTACAAACAGGTTATTTGTTGTGGCGCTTCCCGGAGTGATACCGGTTGTCTGATGGGACGCTAAATAATCCCCTGACACAAGCCCAGCAAAATCACCGCCATCCTGTATGCTCAACGCGAGTAGCCCGGGTGACAGCACCCCGCTTGGAGTGTTGTTGTCTGTCGAAGTCATAGCTCTATAGGTTACGACACCGGTTGTACCAGTAGCTGAGCACGAAACTCCCACCCCGGAACTATCCAACGCCCCGAAAAAATTACCGTTGGAAGCGCCAGTGATTACCGCCGTTGTTAATATACCGATCTCGAATTCAGAGGGCAGGTCCGACAACGGTACATTGGTGTCGTAATACCCGCCGACAGAAGACCCCCGAATACCCGCTAACGCATTGAAGGAGGTGGACATCGGTGTAAGTGATCTAGTGCCATCCCACGGGGCCAGCCAATCGACGCAAGCCGCTGTCTCCGTAGAAGCAGTCGTCACCCACAATCTATGTAAGTATGAAGTGAGCCCGGCGGCAACGAGCGAAAAAACACACCTGTTTATACGCTCGAACACACCAGCATTACCAGCGAAATCCGTACTACCTGCGTTTCTCGCGGTAAACACCCTCTCCGCCAGCGGATGGGAAATAACTGTGTTGTACGAGGGGTAGCCCGGGGGTATATCGTCGAGGTCGGCTTCGGACGAAAAGCTGCGATACATATCCCTATAAAACGGTAGCGTGGTGCGCACATCTGTATAAGAGTACCCGCTCTGAGTAGGAGTAAGCGGGGTCTCGTATGATATAGAGCATATACTAGGGTTTTGTGGTATCTGGGGGGATATCCTTGCCTGATGGGGTATGTAGTCGTTGAACAACACGGCGTCGTTGTGCGTTACCCTAGCACGGTAAACACCGGAAAAATCGCCGACATCGCCCTCCCCCTCAGACCAGAACTCTACGTTGAACACCGAATCCGCCCCGAAATTGAGTGAAGTCAGTTGTACAGAATCTACCGTCACCCCACCTACAATCACATCAGCCCAGTATGTGTAGAAGCTGTCTTCACCGACTACGAAGCTTTCGCGGACACAAACCCCGGCCAGTATACGGGACCGAGTGGCAGTCGCATCAGAAAAACCCACGACGTTAGCTATGTCGACCTCCCCCGTTGTCGGGAAAAAACCAGAGACGAAACCCGCCAACGCGGATACCCCCCGGCGAGAACTGTCGGACGGATACCTACCGGCGAAAGCGCTTAAAGTCAGTGAAGTCTGTATGTACATTACGCCGCCTCAATTATAGAGACTAACGAGCTGGCGGCGTTAGCAGCAGTGCCTGCTGCCTGAGAAAACCCCGCGGACGCAGTTCCCAGAGCGGCTGCCCCGCTGCCAGTTGAGGAGGCTGCGGCTACACGTAAACGACCGTCAGCTTCGTCTGCATTTACGGATAACTCAGCCGCTTTCAAACGCAGATTTTCAAACGCTACTTCTACGTTCGACTGCGCGGTAATCGCCTGGATATACGTTGCCAGCGCACTGGCTTTTGCCTGCGCCATTTCATATTTCCGGGTGGGCAGGAGGATCCACTGTTTATATAGATCCGCCATCGCCTGCACAATACCCAACTTATACTGAAGCGCCTGCTGTTCCGCAAACAACAACACCTCTTTGAGTACGTCCGCCTGTTTTATCATGACGTCTCGGTTGATATCCCCCAACGCCATAGCTCTCTGTCTTTCTGCCTCCATAGTCACCGCCGCTATTGTGGCCGGCGGTAGAGAAAAACCGCGCCCGGCAAAAGACGCTTTCACCTTCCGGAACGCCCCCTGAGAATCGTACACAGAACGATCGCGGGCCTTATCCCATATCGCTTGGAATGGCTCGTAGTGGTTGCCGAGCGGCTTCACGCCGCTGATGACGTCGCACAACCATTCGTCGGGTATAGTTCGTAGGCAGTTGTTTATCGTCGGGAAGAATCTTCCGATGTAATCGTCCACATACCCGTCCAACTTGAGTAATGTATCCTCAGACTCATCGGGCATGTTGAGGAATGTGGACAGCGGGGGGATGTTTTTTATTACCGGTGTGGCGCCGACTTTGTACCCCGGGTCATCGACGCCTACTGATGGGGGGCGCGTTCCTCCTAACGAAAACGCCGCGCGCGCCCAGTTGTCTGCCCGCAAAAGTGCCGTGCTCGCAACTTGTAACAACTGCCCCCTGGTATCGCTATAATTCCCCATACTAACTGTCTCTCTTTTTTATCGGCGAACGGGAAACCGACCGCAACTGGTTGCCTAGATAATACATCGGGGAGAAGCTATCGTCGATAAAACGCTCCCAAGTCTCGCCGAAATCACGGGTTATAAATCTGCGAACTTCGCCCGTAGTCGCCGGATACGCGTTCGCGACGTTGGCCCCGATAGTAGCAAGCCCGTTGAACGTAAGCAGCAGCACTGCAGGTAGCGCGGGGTTCTCTCCTTCTGCGGTCTGTGGATACGGCGGAAGAAGCTCGGTCAACTGATACGCCCCCGCAGCCCATACTTTCTTGGCGCTAGGGGGCAGTTTATCCATAGGTACTGGGAAAACTGACTCGTGTTCGCCGCCCACGGACTCTAAGTACAGTTCGATTGTAAGGTTTGTTTTATTGTATTCGGCGGTTAGAACGTGGACCCCGCCGCCGTCGCTGGGTCTAACGGCGATTTTTTGTTGGGGGGACGGCGGGGACACTGCGGGTGTCTTTTTCACTGCTTCGGATGAAACGTAATAGTTCAGAAACACCTCCGCCGCTAATGCGGATAACGGTGTGTGAGACGTAACCACGTTAACTCTCTCGAGGGACTCAGGAAAAAGCGCTGTCAACTTTACGTTCTCGAAGTCTATCTGCGAAAAGAAAAGACCTTGGTTACGGTTATCCTCCGACTTCGCGTCATACTCCTCAATACGAGCAAAATGGGTCGGGGTTTCGGTCGCCAGAAGCACATCCGTGCCGGAGTTACAAAACCCTATGAACTTGCTCTTCCTCCCGCTAAGATCGGGAACCTCACTGCCTGGGGGGCCCGTGCTTATAAACGTGCGCAGGAAGTTCGTACTGGAGCCGACACCCCATTCGGTAACCGAAACATCTTTTAGCTCCCCAGATAAAGCGGATACCCGCCCAGTCTTGACGAAGAACCCGTCGTATGTCACTGCGTGTGTGTCCTCTCCCGAACCTTCCTTAGTCTCGTTATTTACCCAAAAACCTACAGCGAATGACGAGTCGGAAACTCCATCGGAGTACCGCTCTTGGTGATTAGCGCACGCAACGCCATAGACGTAAACCCACCCGAAATTACGCCCTATTTTGTCCGCAATATCCTCTATCGGTTCGGGTTCGGGGAAATACTGCAGCGGGTACCATAAGATATCTCCCTCTATCAGATCTCCTATAGTGTTTGTAAGCGCCGTGGCCCGCGTGACAGATGCGTCTAAAAACTCTACTTTCGGTGCTTTGGATGGTTCCAGTTCATACTTACGCAGCGCGCCACCCGGTAACTTCCACACCCCAACCCCTACCCCCGCCATGTTCTTGTCCGGCAGTTTTGGGAGGTAGGTGGTTCGTTTTTTTAGTTCGTTTTTGTTGTCTGGGTTAGTGAACCCTATGGGGTCTGATGTCGGTGCGTAATACGCACTCCAGTTATCAGCGTCTTCCGATATCTCATCCCCGTCGTAGTAATGGTCCTTATAATATGCGTATATGTCCGCCATATAGTCGTTCAGCTTCGGTAGGAGGGGCTCGTAATCCCCCCAAGCTAGCGGAGTGGCGACTACGATACTCATCTCAGGGGGGTTCTTGTCTTCCTGTGTGTAGTGTGCAAATGCGGCTACCATACCATCTGCGCCCGTAGGCGCCCACGTATTCCCTACCACGCTCCCGAAATTATCGAGGGGGGTAAACCCCATATTCTCCTTAAACGCTACGGCTGCACTAGCCCCATGTACCAACCCTTTTGTAGCCCATACCGCGCCTTCGAAAGCATCTTTGAACATTTTGGGGGATATATTTACGCCAAATAGACGTGGTACGGTTCTTTTCTCTGGCATGGAAAAATTGAAGTGGGTTGCGTCTATATCCGACGCAGCATAAATTAAACTCACCCCTATACCGGATTCCGACACAGACGGTTTGCTGCTATTAGGGAATGTATCTTGCGCCATCGCAAGAACGACCCCTCTATCCCACGCCCCCATATGCACGTCCGTTATAGATGGGAACTCAAATTGGTACTTTGGGTCGCCGACAGAGCGAAATGAGAACACCCCAGAAGTGTTGTCTATAGAAAACACACCGTTGCTGTCGAAATCGTAGTATATATACCGCAGCCACTTCTCCCGGCTTGACTCTTCCTCCGGTAAAAACCGCATGCGCGCCTGCGGAAAAAACGTATTATGACACGTAGCGCCTAGTGGGCAGAGCGGGTACAAAGCCGCTCCAAAATCCGCAGCGGTGTAAATTGCCCCTGCAAAAACAAACAAAGTCGGTGTAGGGGGCGCCGCTATCACTGTGGTTATGTATGGCGGGGTGCTCGCTTTACTGGCAGAGACAATCGCTTCTCGTATGATGCGTTTTCCTCCGGCGCCGGGAGCAAGTGCTAAAAAACGGCTGCCGAAATTCCGGACTAACGGGATCGTATCTATGTCCAATACATCCGACGATAAGTACTTAATAGGCCCGACAAACATAGCTACCCGTACGACCTACGTGCGGCGCCGTTATTTATCGATAACTCGGCGAAATCTAGAGCGAAACCGCACCGTAACTCAAAAAAGTCTAAACGAACGCCCCACTCTTTCGTAAACACCCCCCTCCCGAAAATAGCTCTGGATGTGGGGTCGTAGTATGTAACTGGGTACACTAGCGGGGTCGGATTCTGCGACTCGTCGTACGTTGTGGCCGTCACGTTATAAGTCGAAAACGGTTCGTGGGTAGCCCTGAGTACATAGCCCTGCGATTCAACGTCATATAAATACTCCTCGTACTCCAGCTCTTTTATAGGAACGATCGACACCCACATGGAATCGACGTTTTTTCTCGTGGACGAGCCGAAGTCAGAAGCACCGAAATCAACCGCCGCGTCGAAAGGCGCCGGGACGGGGGTGACGCCGGCGGACCCGGGAGAAATGACATCGTATGGAGGTTCTTCCCCCCACTCCAGGCGGAAAAAGCCTCGCCCATATCGGTCGTGTAGCAGAAACCACTGCTTACCCCCTTCGCTAGGGGGGATGACCCCTGCAATATGTATATCTGAGTAATGCGTCACGGCGTAGGTGGCTGTGTTCACCGTCACGCACGACATATAACCGGCCAAATCAGCGGTACCCACCTCGGAGGATACTCCGACCGAAAAATCAACGTGTATCGGTTGGAATGCGACCGTTGCCTCAACGATAAACACTGGAGCGGAAACAAACGTCGTCGGGTCATTACCAAACCAAAAACGCCACAGAGAATCGTCGTTAGCAACGAAACTAACCTCGAGCGCAGGCTGCAACGACGCGAGCGGGTCTTTCATGCGCGGGAGCGTATTCGAAGTGGTCGAGACAGCCGCGCTAAAATCTACGCTCGTGCGGATCGGCGTCGGTCGCGCCTCAAACCCAACCGTATCTATACGCAGGCGAAGCGGTGCTACAGGCCCGAACCACGCATTCGTAAACGATGGGTCATTCGTTGTTGGGAAAAACGCGCCTGTTACGGACGCCGAGACACCCCCCTCCACATAAAAACGCGCGTTCCCCCCAATCACCAACAGGGCGCGGGGGGAAGCGGGTATGTAGAAACTCGTAGTCAGTTCTAAAGCGCCTGAAACACTTCCGTCCATACGTATATCAAAACGCGAGGGAATCACCCCTAGGACAAGAGTGGCGCGGGGGGATGCCACAACACCGTCGTCCATAAAGAAAACACTGCTTCCTTGCGCAGGGATCCTGTCGTCCAGATTTAGATCACTCTCAGTGATAACCTGCGTATAGGCGATCGTGTCGCCCGAAGCGAACAACGCCGCGTACGGTCTTATAGAACCCGCGGGGGCATCCCCTGGTATAAGCGTGGAGCGAATCACATCGCCGGCTGCGCTCATGTGCAGGATCGCCAATCGGTTGCCGCGTCTATACATTGCAAAGCGGTCTGTCGGCTGGAACGTCCACGAGAACCCAGACAAACCATTCATGCCACGTAATACCGCTACAGTGCCTTCGTTAAATCGAAGGACTACCTCAGACGCCGTCTTCGCGCTGCTTATCTGGTCCGTCTGCGTAGTAAGCCCGACTAAAACAACCCCGCTCGCGGACGGGACGGAAAACGACAGGCCGCCGTCTCCATACAACATCTGGGTGTCTATGTGTCCGAAAAACCTCCAATCAGCCACACGCGCGGGGACAGCAATCTCAGGTATTGCAGGTTTCGCGGGTATCGCCGGGTGGCCGGTGGTAACGTAGACCGGGTACCCCCAATACTCGTTTACCGACCCCTCGTTGACCATCGTCAAAATAACTTTGTACCCGTTAACAAAAACATACCCCTCCCCAACAGCCCCCACTACCGGGTTCTCAATCCGCATCCACGTTAATGCAGAGCTAGTCTGATCCAGCTGAACAGGTACATATATTGACGAGGACCCGTTGATGCTTCCTACCGAGTACCAGAGAGTATCCGTGCGCAAAGTACTGGGTTGTGCGGGTTGTGCGGGCACGTACTCCTGGAGCACGACAAAGCCCTTTTTACGGGATAAACGCCTATACCCTTCCGCAAAGAGGCGCATACACGCCTATCAATACGAAGACGCTGAAGCGATAGTTAGCTGGAAAGAGTCCACCGTTTGGGAGGTGTTCAAAGCCAACGACGCCGTCGAGAACATCCCCGCCCCAGTAATATCCGCTGTTCGAATATCGCCTTGGATACGAATGCTACTAGGGTTGTCAGATCCGTCATCGTTAAACCGGCATATGCGGAAGAATGTCGGGTACAGAGGGTTGCCCCCTGTCGAAATAGTAGTCCCGCTCCAAGCGGTGCCCCCCATAGGCAGAACGCCTGCTGCGGCAGTACCGAACACTACACCTGAGCTAGGTACTTCTAGATCCAAGAGGGTTATAACGCTACCCCCTATAACAGTATTTTTTTGGGTTACTGCATAATTAGCTGTGTCGGGTACTGACCCCGATAAAGTAGTAGCGGCCGGTGCGTTGGCTTGTTGGAGGCCGTATATACGGAGTACGAACCGATTCGCACCGGTACCGGTCAACACCTCGCTGGCGGAACCAACCCCTAAAAGCGCATTAATAAAACCGACACTAAAACTTACCTTGGCCATGTATACAGTCCTCTTGTTAGATATTACGGAGTTCAAACGCGCCGGTTACTTGCAAGACTGCGCCAGCAGACACCGCAATCGCTGCGGGGGTAACAGGAGCGATACTAAACAGTACGCCGGAACTGTTGCCTCGAGTTTGCTGGGAACAGAGGAATACATTCGCAATCCCCGTTGAATCGCTTGAAAACTCAAACTCCGCCGGAGAGGCTGCATTCGTAGCGTTCGTAGTTAACGTAGGAGTCCAAACGGGGCGATCGAGCCCCGTATACTCGCTCACCTCAACCCCAACGATATCGGGCAAGCCCAGATTGTCTCGAAACCCGCCTGAATAGGCGCGGCACAAACCGACATAAAATGTAGGTATCAGAGCGGTGCCGTTGGAAAAGATGCGCCCTACACAATACGTTTTTCCTTCATCGGGCATAGCGTTGAAAGATTCCCACTCTTCTACCGAACCGTCAGGAGCCTTCAATCGAAATTTATACTTGATACCAGCCACAATACTCATCGTCACCTCAACCGGGGTGGTTTATGATCGGGAAGAACCGCTGTGCAGGTTGGTCGGTGTATGTAACCATCCGTTGCCCGTCGCGGTAAAAAACAGAAGGGGTTTGTCTACCCGTGAAAGTCGGCGTATAGACGCCCTTCGTCACATATTCTACCGCGCCCGACCCCTTACATACAACAAACCCGTCAGCGGTAGCCCACATAACCTCCGACTCGCCCAACGCCACGAGGGTCCCTGCGAACGTGGGTACGCTGGGTTCTAGCCGAGTAAGTTTTTGGGAATTATCATCGAACACATCCTGTAAAAAATACGCCTCCCCCGCTAACACAAAAACGCCGGCATCCGTGGCGACAATATCAGTAACTTTCTCTGGAAAGTTGAATATCCCACGCGAAGCGTCCACTAAAGAAGGTCTGTAGGGATCCGTTACATATACGCAGGTACCGGCGGCGGCGAAGATAGACCCCTGGAATGCCGCTAGTATTTTCGACGCGGGGGGTACTACGAACCCGATTGTATCCAAATACTCGGCGCCTACGAGGTCTAAGTCGCTCAAAGTAACCTGTTTTTGCCGTCCAGGCACTACGGATGCAGCCAAAGTGTATACAGCGCTATCCGGCACGGCCACATAAAATCGGAACTCGTCGGATCCGTCCACGACTGATGAAAAAGAAAATACAGGCATAGAACACATCTGAGGAGGGAATAACGTCGGAGGACTCTCAACCCCACCGCGTACACGCGTAGCTGCAAAGCGGTACTCGCCGTACCGGTCGCCGCCGGAAGACTCCCCGTAAGCAGAGCAATGCACCCCCGCTGTCGGGGGCGGAACGTACCAGACTCCCGCACTCACCCCATCGAACGTTATACCGACGATTGTCTCGGGGTGTAGGAACTGTCGCGCGTGAATAAAAACTACGCCATTCGACACCACGCCCCCATATAAGACATCCGCCGGATAATACGTCGTCCCGTACGGCGGATGGGCATACGGCGGTATCGGTGTGTGTATCGTCTCCGCCACTGTGAGCGCTGTATAGGTACCGTAATCACCGCGCATACGCTCGTTTAACGAGGCGAACGTTATATACGCCATCTCGCCAAAATCAACCCAGTGGTCATATTGGTCGGGGGGCAGTTCGTTTTCTGGTTGCGTACACGCGACGACGGCCCCATCTAAAAAGGGGATGCACGCAGTTACGGGTGGGTCGTCCGCCCAGTCAGTAAATATGAAGCGTGATTTAACGCTTCCGTCTTGCATAAAATCAACGTTATCCGCGCCCGCTACATACCGCGCGCCGGTACGCAAACGCGGTAGCGCGTTTCGAGACGCCACGTTGTTTACCCCTGCGGAAAAATTGTCTATCCGGGTAATGCCCAAAGTATCACCGTCGTTTTATATAAAGTTCGCCGAACAATCGTACCGCAAAAAACCACAAATTTGCACGCAGTTCTATCATACCGTCTTCGATCAGCCAGCGGCGCAAGCACGCGTCCGCTTTCAATCGTTGCGTCAGCGGCAGCAATCCCAAGTCCATCAACTGATACAGCGCATCATGTCCGCAGCTCGCCGCAATCGCGTTTTCGGTGTTGATTGCGATGCCAGACGCGCCATCCCATGCGTATCTGTTTGTAATTACCAGCGTGCCGTCTGCTTTCAATTCAACCCATTCTGTTTTGCACGCGCGTCCGATGATGTTCGTATCCAGCGTCAACGGCGCGGTCAGAATGAACCGATAGTTTTTGTGCGTGAAACGACGATAGCTGATCTGTCTCATAGATGCCGCCCCACCCATGTCACAGCAGCAGAAATCGCGGCAGCAACACCGGCAAAAATCCATTTTGTTGCCAGGTTATTCGTCGGCGCGTTCGTTTCAAGCAGCCTGAGACGCGCATCAAATATTTTGTTAGATTCTTCCATTGTTTTGAACATACGATCTAACGCTTGTCCTTGAGACATTTGCCGCTCTTCAAGTCGAACTTGCTGACGCGCAACGGATAGCAATTCATCCGTATTTTTCTTGATACCTTCCAGCGCTTCGGCAAACCGAATGTCGTTATGCTCAACTTGTCTCAGTCGATCATCGAAGTCCTCACAAGTTCCGGTGCATTCGCTCATTTTATTTCTGCCCATTGTCGTAATTTGTCCTTGTCTCGATTACAGCTTATGAGAGCATTACGCATCTCGACCAGAGCGGGCGGCAAATCCCCCCAGTTTTTGACATCGACCTCTGGCACAGGGCAATCTTGCAGCAGCACCGCAGGCGGTTTGACTACAATCGTTTCATTTCGCGTTGTCGCGCAGCCAGCCAAGTACATCAGCAGGCACAGCACTATTAGCGCACGCATCCCGTGTCTCCTGTAAAATGGTTCGGTATTTTCTGGATTCTTTTTCTGCGCGTTTTTCGGCCGCTGCTTTTTCCTGTTCGCGCGCGATTAAAATCTTGTTCGTCAGCCTGGCGCGCTGCTCGGACGCTTCTAACTCCGCGCTCAACTGCTCTGCTGCTTGTCTATATTGCAGCAACTCCGCGCGGTAGCCATCCGCCGCATTCTGTGCGGCAGTCAAACGCGCTTTGTTCACAACGAAAAATAGCGTCAGGGATCCGATCAGCGCGGCGAACAAAACCACGCGCCAGTTATTCAGCACCGCTGCAACTAAATTAAGCATCCCATTTCCCCGTTGTACACATTTGATACTCTGACGCTCGGCGCTTGGTTAGCCCTTTCAAAACCTGACCGCCTGCTTTGTCCCACCGTTTTAGTTCGCTGCACCATTCCTGGTTGGCGTTTAGTTTTTTAATTAGCGTTGATTTGCACGCTGCACCTGCGCCAACATTGTATGACCACGACAACACCGCAGCCGCTTCATGCGGTTTTATTTCCCGCGTAATACACGGCGCAACCGCGCGCGCATGTTCGGCGAGTGACGCGCCAAGAACCGCCGTACACTGGTGACGGTTTAGCGTGTCGAAACGGATAACTTCCCTGTCAGTCTCTCCGAAACAAATGGTGGGTATCCCGACAGGATCAGCGTAGCGACTCAGAACCAAGCCCTCATAGTTCGCCACCAAGCCGCACGCCAAAATGATTGCCGAGAACCCAAAACCTGCTTTTTTGTTCACGGTGTTACTCCGCTGATGACGCTGGCACGATCTGCAAATACAGCGGGTGTGCTGGTTCTGCTGTGTTGATCGCAGAAACCGCATCCCAAAAAATGCCGTCAGGGTACTTTTCCGTGCCGATCAATTTAATGAGCTGTCGACCTGCGCCGCACGGCGCGTCGATCAAATCGAAATCCACGCCATTGTGTACTGACATACCAGCGTAATGCACACCATTAAACAAAAAAGGTACTGTGATATTGACTGCGTTCATGTTGTTT